GCGGCTTGGGCGAGGGCGTCGGTGTTTGCGGACATGAAATCCTCCAGGAAATCCGGGTCGTGACAGATCGGGGGCTTAGGCTTCGACTTGCGGGGGCGCCGGATGCGCTCAATGAACTCGAACAGCGTCTCGTAGCGCCAGGCCATTAGAGGGCCTTCTTGATCTCGGCGGCGATCTTGGCCGCTTCGCCCTCGGCAAGCTTTACATCTCGGCTGATGCCGACTTCGGCGCTGTGCAGCATGGCGGGAACGTCGACATGCACGGCCCGGCGATTGACCGTGTAGACGCCATAGACCGTGAGCAGGGCCAGGGCATAGCCGCAGAGGCCGGCGATCAGTTCCGGGTTCATGATGCCTTCCTGAGACCGAGGATGTCGGCGATGTTGCGGACGGTCTGCGTCGGCGATCCGCCGGACCTGGCATAGTGCTCCCAGGTCGTTTCCATGCGGCGGATGTGGCCGAAGAGTTTGCCGGTGACGACGCAGCCCCAGGGGCAGGCTTCGACGGTGATGACCTCGCGGCCGTCCAGTTTCCCGATTTTCGCCGCCTCGGTCTTGGCGTTCTGGACCAGGCCGATGATGCGGCGTTCTTCCTCGGACTTCGGAGGGACGTAGGCCGGTGCGCCGAACATCAAGGCCTCCGATGGGGTTCGCGCCGCTACAGCGTCCGCTCGCGGTGGGTCAGGGTGAGAACGTGTTGGGCGCGAATGGTGGTGGGCGCGCGAGGCTAGGCTCACGCCATCCTCAGGCTTGGCTGGGCACACCATCCGGTGTGATTTCGCCTCGCGCGCCGTGCCCGATGCCGAAGCAGAGCGGGGATGGGATTGCAGCGGGCCTTGTATTCACCCGCTCCGTAGAGCGGTTTAGCGCTGGCGGAGGCAACTGCCCTCGCGCCCAAGGCTGCTTGGCGTGTCACCGCCGCCGCTGCAATTCTGTTGGGGGAGCGATTCGGACCCGAAGCGGTCACACGAATCACCAATGACGAAGCTATGCCGCAATTTCCTCGGAAATGTCAATCATGTTGTTCTCGTTCCCGCCGGGCCAACCGCGGAACGCTCCGCACAGCCCGTTGACGGCAGCGGCAAGCGCGGCCTGGGCCTTTCGAAATGCGGCGGGATCTCGCGCAAGGGTCCGTTCAAGGGGGGTATGCTGGACGAACACCATTCGAAACGCCGTCAGGCCGCCGATACCAGCCGCCTTCGTCATGTAGGCGTCCATTTTGCGAACCAATTCGGTGTCGTTCACGGCGAGGCGGGTGCGATAATAGTTGACCGCAGTCGGCGCCCTTCGATCGATCTTATGAACTGCAGCCAGCCGCTCAAGCGGATCGACAGCCCGCGCGAGCCGCCGCGCGTTTTTCGCCATGATCTGCTCTGCGACATCCAAAACGACGAGACGAGCCACTTCGGATTCAACATTGAACCACTCACCTCGGCGGTGGGCATATTGAAGCCTTCTATGCACCTCAGCCTCGATGTCCTGGACGCTGTGGGCAAACACTTGCGCAACCCAGAACATTTCCAGCTCGTCAGGACATCCGATCTGAAGCGCGTAGAGGCGATCCTGCGGCTTTTCGGAGTGACCGAGTTTGACCGGGTTATCATTCACGCCGACACAGTAGATGTAGCTCATCGTCATGCGAACACCATCCCGTAAAATCGCGCTAAGTGATCAAGGGCGATCACGAATCGGGCCTCCATCTTCAGCGAAGTTGCGTCGTCACCTTTTGCCAGATCCCTAATTCTTGCACCTTCCCCAGCGATGGCGTCGCACAAGGAGATGAGGTCCGGATGATCATTCAATCCGAGGTGCTGGGCCTTGCTCAACCTGATCTGCGCCTCAATCCTGGCGTCGATCGACATGGTCCCATCTCCGCCGCCGGGGTCGAGATTTGAACCGGAGCGGATCCTCAGATCGTGTGACGTCCGGTAGTCGTCCCCATACTTCAGGCCGGCGCCCATCTGGGTCGCATCGATGCGGTTCTTGAACCAGAGCCAGTCCAGACCGCTGAGGCGCTTTGGCGGCTTTTCTCGCTCTCCAGGCCGCGCCGGAAAACTGGTGATCTCATCCCCGCGCGCCTCGGCGATCTTCAGGGTCTCCGGCGAGATCCCCCATTCGAGATTGATATCTGCCTTCAGTCGCTCCAGGCGCCGGCGTGCGGCCTGCTCGAGGATTTCTTGAACCGACATCGGCTTCGATCGGCGGCGGGTGCGCTTAGCCAATGGTCGCCTCCCTGGTCTTCGCCTTTCTGCTGCGCTTGGCCATCAGGCGGCGGTCCTTTCGCGAAGGAATTGAGTTGGGCGCTCGCCCCATTCAGGGCGCCACTCGCCGGTTGCGGTGAAATGGGCTTGGCGGGCGGCCAGGGTTTTGGCGTCGACGGTGACGGGCTTGGCGTCGCCCGGGGGGCCGTCTTTCGGCAGCCAGTCCTCGTAAAGCGCGTCTCGGAGCCACAGGTGGAACCCCTTAGCGCCCGTTTCCGAGCGCCGGGTCCGGCTATCCGATGCGAAGGCGACTATCGCGATTTGCAGTCGAACCGAACCGACTGACTTGGCCGCTTTGCGCCAGCATGGATAGGCTTTGGTCTGTGAGCTTCGCCCCTTGACGTGGGGATAGGCTTTCCAGGCGTCGGCGAAACGGGGGTCTCGCTTGGACGCCACGTCGCCGATGGCGACAGAAGCGATAGCTTCTAATTCTTCTGGTTCTGGTTCTAGCTTCTGGTTAGCATTGCGTCTGCATTGCGTCTGCATTGCGTCTGCATTTTCGATGCTTTGATTTTCCTCACCTTTCACCTCATGTTGCGACCACCTAGCGTTCGCAGCTTCAGACGTTTTCGCACTCTTTTCCGCGCGCTTTTGGAGCACTTTCTGCGCGCGGGCGTTGGAGATCACCCCATCTTCGATGGTCAGCTTGTCAGCCTCCGCGAGGGCCGAGAGCGTCGCCTGGAAGGCGGACGGACGCATTCTGCACCGGCGGGAAAGGCGCGCGACGTCGAGCTTGATCGGGCCGCCATGGTCATAGATCAGGTTGAGCATGACCACATAGACGCCGATCTCGACCGGCGAGAGATCAGCGACGCCGTTCAGGAAGTCGCCGGGGAACCATTGAATCCAGGGCTGCTCGCTCAAGCGTAGCGCTCCTCTCGCTCGATCGGATCGCGCAACGCATTGCAGGACACGTCCACAAAGGCCTTGAGGTTGCAGATCGGGCCGGAGCGGTTTTTGTGGATCAGCAGTTCGATCTCGTGCTTCTTGGCCTGCCCCTCCTCCCAGTCGCCCGGCTGGCCAGAGCGCTCCAAGTAGTAAGACTCGCGGTAGAGCAGGCAGATGAGGTCCGATATCTGCTCGATGGCCCCAGACCAGTTCATATCGGCCAGCGTGGGCCGCTTGTCGTTCCGCGCCTCGGTGTTCCGGTTGATCTGAGCCAGGGCGATGATGGGCGTCTTAAGCTGCTTGGCGATGCCCTTCAGTTCGTTGACGATGTCGGCTGTGTCGGCGGCCTTGTTCCCGGAGTTTCGAGCCGGTTTCACAAGGCCGATGTGGTCTATCAGGACAGCGCCCCGCTTCACCCCGGCTTTATCCCATGCGCGCATCTGTCGCTGGGCCTGGGAACGGATGTCGTTGATCGTGAGGCCGCCGGCGTCTGTCACGGCCAGTGGAAGGCTGGCGAGCTGTCGCGCCGCCCATCTGGCCCTGTGCCTCTGCGCCTCGGTTCCCCGGCCCTTCAATAGCGCGCCATAGGTCACGTTGCCCTCTGGGTTATAGGTCTGCTCCCGGTCGAAGGCGATGTCGGCTATGAGGCGCGCCTGGACCTCGCGCAGGGGCATTTCCAAACTGAAGACCAAGACGCCGGCGCCTCGCTCCGCGATCCCTCTGGCGAGCGCGAGACCCGTCACGCTCTTGCCCATGCTCGTGCGGCCAGCGATGAACCAGACGTCATCCTGGCGGATTCCGTTGGTGACGTGGTCGAGGACCTCCAGGCCGACCGACGTTCCCGTGAATTCTCCGCGCCAGGCCGCCTCGATGTTCTCCAGGGCGGTCAGTCCCACGGGCTGGGCGAGAGGCGCGGCTGTTGAAGTGGCGAGCTCTGCAAGCGATCTCTCGGCCTCGGTGAGCTGGTCTAGCGCCGGGTAATCCGTCTTGCGGGCCAAGAAGCCGATCGCATCCGCCGCCTTGATTAGTTCGCGCTTCAGCGACAGGTCCGAGACGATCCCCGCATAGGTCGGGGCGGTAAAGGGCGGCGGCGCCGCGTCGACCAGATCGGCCAGATAGCGCAGCCCCCCCATCTCCTGCATCGCCTCGTCGTTGGCGAAGAGGTCAACCAGGGCCACGGGATCGGCCCGCTGACCCTTGTTCACCCGATCAGCGATCTTGGCCCAAAGCCGGCTATGCAGGGGCTCGAAGAAGTGCTCAGGCTGGACCTGATCGACCTGGGACAACATGTCGTTCTCGAGCATGACGCAGCCCAGCAGGGCCTGCTCCGCTTCGAGGTTGAACGGCAGCGACGGAGCCTCGCTGTTCAGGTCTAGGTCCGGGGCGAAGGTCATTCCTTGGTCCCAAATAGAGGCCCACAGCGCATCTGCTCAGCGCGAGACACAGAGGCGTCAGCCCAGGCCCGGAGCTGCGCGGCGAGGGCTGGATAGCGAGCCGCACGCGCCTTAGCCTCGCGCCGGTAGTTGGCCGCGATCTGGAGTTCCTGGGCGATCATGTCGCGCTTGTTCACGCCGCCACCTCATGTTCCGGCAGCACGGACAACATCACCACCAACCCGGTCTGACGCTCCGGCCAAAGCGGGCGCTCGAAGTCGAGCTCGACGACGAAGCGGTCATTGCGCTCATAGAGCCGGCCGATCGGCTTGATCTCGGCCCCGGCCATGACGGCGCGGACGATCATGGCGGCGCCTGTCGCTGTGACGAGGCGCTCGACGATTTCGCGGCGGATGGGCATGGGTTCGGTCATTGGGGTTCATCCCGGGAACTCGCCCGATCGGCCTCGGCGTGGACGGCTTCGCCGCCACCTCCATTCGCCCGAAGCCTCGGCGCCTGGACGCGAAGCAGGGCCGCGAACCAGCGGACCGCGCCCTCGCCCTGGATGGCGATCACGTTTGGAGCGCGGGCCATCTGATCGGCGATGCGGGGTGAGTGGAAGCGCTTGACCTCTATCTCGACGCCGGATGCGGTCAGGCGAAAATCAAGGTTGGTGTCGCGTGGCGCCGTAAATAAGAAGCCGGCCTCCGCCAGCGCCTCGGCGATAAGCCGCTCCATGGGGTCTGACCACTCGCCCATCAGCGCCCCCTCGCGATTGGGGTTCGCCGCGCGGCCGTCTGTCGATGCTGGGCGCCGAGTTCGGACATGTAGTCGCCGGCGGCCTGGGGGCCGGCGCCGGGGAGCATGGCGAGCACGTTTCCGGCTATCCTAATTAATGCCCTCGCGGCGACGCGTTGCGCCCCTTCCCGGCCGACGAAGCCGGCGACGAAGCGAACCGCCTCGCCGTCCATGAAGGCCTCGACCTCGTCCTGGGCCATCTCTTTGGTGCGTTGGGCGGCGGTCATGCCCATACCCCGGCGCTGACGCTTTTAATGGTCCCGCGAGCGAGCAACACGTCGATCGCTTGTTTGATGCGCGTGGGCGACGATCCGAGCCAATCGACTAGATCGGATACCGAAGCGCCCGCGGGGAACTGCTTCGGGATGTCCGCGGCTATTTCTGCCGCGAGCGCCGCGATCTCCGGGTCAAGGCGACTGTGCCAGCCATGGGGGCGTAAGGACTGGCCATGCGCCAAGAGACATTGGCGGATACCCTCATGGGTGACGCCGAATTCAGACGCCAAAGAACGAAGTGTTCCGCCGGCACGGTAGCGCGCGATGACGAGGTTTGGGTTCAATTTGGCATTCCCGTGGGCGCTCATACGAACCGCCGATCAAGCGGGGTTTCGCGCTCGGTCTCGCGCCCCTTGCGGATGGTCAGGCTGGGATCACGGGTGTTGAGCCGCTTGGTGGTCGGCTGATACTTGTTCCTGATCCTGGCGCCATGACAGGCGCAGAAGGATTTGCCTTCGTCGGTGGGAGCGGCGCAGAACAGCGTGGTCACACTGCCCGGCTCCAGAGCATCCCCCAGCGGCCAGCGGCATTCCTGAGCGCCCAGATCCGCCATGACGACGCGTCGGGCGTTCTGGGGGATCTCATGGTCCATGTCAGGCCAGCCGCCGGACCAGGGCGTCGCTGTCGGCTCCTGGCCGGGGGCGATCTCGATCTTGGGATTTTCAGGCTTCGGGATCGGCGCCTTGGCCGAAGCGATCGGCCTCGGACGACCGGTCTTCGGGGTGCCGTTGCGTTGCCCGATCCTGGCGGAGACCACGGCGGCGGCAGCACCGCGCTTCGGCCAGCCCTTGCGGTGCGCGATTCCGATGACCGCGCTGCGGGAAGGCCGATGCGGCATCTTGGCCGCGACTTGCGCCGCGCTCATGCCCTGGACGATGTAGAGGTCGTAGGCCATGGCGATTTGCTCGTCGGACCATGCGGCCATTTCTTCCTCCAGAGTGGGCTTGCGGGGTTTCGGTTCGCGGGGCGGCTTTTCCGCCTGGACGGGGCGCGACCGATCGATCTTGGCGGCAAGATTGGCCCTAGCTTCAGTGATGCAGCCGTCGATGACGCCGCGCCGGATCGTGGGCGGGATATCCGAGGCGCAGCTGAATCCGCGGGCCTTGATCAGTTTCAGGATGATCGCCGAGCCGTATCGGCGGCAGGCCTTGGCCAGTTGCTCCCGGTCCTCATCGGAGGCTTCGTAGAGCGGGGCCGGCGTGACGACGGATATCCGGCGAGACTTCCGGGGCTTCGTTTGCCGCTGTTCCTTCGCCCGCTCATAGGGCGTCGGGGCGGGACGCAGCGAGACCCCGAGGGCGCGGATCTGGCCGATCAAGGCGGTGTAAATTCCGTGGGCGCGCCCGGAGACCGCCGCCATGTCCCGGGCCTTCAGCCCGAACTGCCATCCCTGCGCTACGGCCAGGGCTTCCATGGGGGAGACGGTGCGCCACTCCGCCGCGAGGATCATCGCGCGCTCCGAGTCCGGAAGGGCCTCACGCTCCCATTCGATGCAGGGCGTCGGGATGGCCTTATTCGGCTTCGGTGGCAGCACGGGCGCCACAGGCGGCGGCCCAGGCTCGGCAAGCACGGCCTCGCGCACCCAATAGACCATCGGCAGCTCGATCCCGGCCTTGATCAGTTGCGACGGCGCAAATCTCAGGAGCGTGGTGATCCGCATCAGCCGGCCGGCCACGGCGCGGTTGCACACCTCGGCTGCGATCAGTCCGGCGCCGGCCAGGAGTCGCGCCCTGGTGTAGTTCGGCCCCTCCTCGAACGCCCGCTCAGCCGGGACGTTGAGGATCCGGGCCGAGGTGACGATCGCGCGGGCGACTTGGCCGGCGGAGGGGGCCATCTCAGACCTCCCTCACGACAATGCCGTGCAGGGCGGCCAACAACTTGACCTTGATCCGATAGGCTCGGTTCTTTCGCGTTGCTTCCGACTTCACGTCTTCAATGACGAGCGAGCCGTCCTTGTCGTGATAGGCCGCGTCCCCGATGTATGTGCAGACCAGCTTGCCGTTGACCTCGAGCGGAAACTTGGGCTGCAGCCGCAGCGCCGTGATCTCCCCTGCCCGCTCGAGCAGGCGAAGCTCGCCGATCCGACGTGCCTCCTTGCGACTGTCGAAGGTCTCCGAGCCGACGACGGTCTTCACGGCGCCGTATTTGGAGCGGGGCGCCTTCATTGGGAGCGCCCCATGGCCAGCGCCTCGGTGACACGCCGCTTCAGCTCCGCCTGCGCACGCCGCGCCACGCCGGACGAACCGGATGCGGCCATGGCTCGCAACTGGGCTTCGGTCTTGCGGGGCGCTTGTAGGCGGAGCGGCATCAGAGACCGCCGGCGCTGGCGGGAGACGTCGCCCGCGATTGGATGATCAGCATGGCGACCTCATGAGCCGGGGCCTTCAACTTGCGGCGCAGCGCGCGATACGCGTCGAGTTCGTGGGCAAGGATGCCGCGCGCCATGATCTTGCGGTCTTGGCTGCGCCGCGCCGCCTCCAGTCGGGCGGCCTCGATGGCCGGGTCTGCACGGAACCGCTTCATGCGCGCTGTGGCGCGGGCGACGATCGCATCCCGCGCCTCGTCGAGCCGTTTCGCCGCCGCGCAGCTCGGGCAATGCCGACCACGGCGCTTGGCCCTACAGGCGTCTTGGATCTGGCAATGGGAGCGCTCAGCCACGGGCCATATCCATCGGCATTGCAACCCCGTCCCGGGACAGTTCGAACCGGTCGCCCATGCGCATCATGGCCAGGGAGGGAACCTCGCGCTCATGACCATGATCCTCGAACACCACGAAGGATCGGCCGTGATGGACGCGGGGCCGGTAGACGGTGAACACTGGCCGTTCAGACATGAGATCCTCCAAGGCGAAGGTGATGGGCTGTTCAGACGCGGGCGGCTTGACCGGCCGGGCAGGCCTTCTGTTCGTGGTTCAGGATCATCCTCTGGCCCTTGACCATCGGCAGGATCGCCGGGACCTGGCGCTCGACGCCGTGGCTCAGGAAGGTGACCCAATGGCCGGAGGCGCTGACCCAGGCGCGGGTGACGACATAGGTTTCGCCGGCCATCAGCGGAGCACCCAGGCGATCAGGAGGAAGATCGCAGCCCAGACGCACAGGTTGGCCATGAGGCCCAGCATCCTCAGCCAGCCGATCGGAACCCCGTCCAGGATTTCCTGGGCGTGCCGGTGCGTGATCTCAGACAGATCACCGATCAGTTCCGACAGCCGGCTCAGCGGCCATGCGAGCGCCATCAGCGCCCAGCCCGTCACCGCAAGCTCGCAGGCCACCAATGAGGCCAGCCATCCGGGATGCTCGCCGTTCATTTCGACGCCTTTCTTGTTCAAGGTGTTCTTCCAGGCTGCATTGCAGGAGATGCGCGACCAGCCACAGGGCGAGGCTCCAGCCTCCCCGCTTGTGCTTGATGGCGTTGTTCAAGCTCTTCAGGCTGGCGGTGGCGTAGACCACGCCCCTCGCCTCGCCTTCACTCATCGACCATTCGACCTGGACCGACTTGACCGTGTTCTGCGGCCAGCGCCGACGCACATAGGCCGCCAGCGAATTCTGCAGGCCGAATTCTGCCGGCCGAGATTCTGAGATTCTTCCGAATTCATCGGACATTTCGCGGATCACCTGTCCCATGTTGCTTTCCGCAAGTCGGAGACAGACGAATGACCACGGAGGCCTGTGAGGACTGGTTTGAGGAACTGATCACCCACCTCGCCGTCGCTGGCGGGTGCGGCTACTGGGCTCGCCTTGAGCCCAAAGCGGCGCGCGGGTTGAACAAGTGCGCCGTCAAGCATCGAGGGCACGCCAATGCCCTGATGCAGGTTCATATGTTGGAAAAGGGCCGGGAGGGGCTCGACGCCCTCCCGGCTCAGTTCCTGCGCCATCGGGGGGGGGATCGGCGCAGTGATGATGCCCGCGCCGAACGTATCCGCGCCTTGCGGGACGAGGGACGTCGAGGCTGTGATGGCTGATCCGGTCGAAATGTCGCCGGAGTTCATCGCGCTGGCGGCAGTGCTTGATGTGCTGTTGCGCCGTGGCATGACGCGCCGACGGGCCCGCCGGATGATGCGCGGTCTCTCAAGAACCTTTGCCGCAGCCAATGGTAACGGAACCGCGTTCGGCGCGGCGTCACGGGCGGCTAAGTCCTGGTGGGGTATGATAGAACCGGACTTGCGAGAACGTTCCAAGCCGTGACATTCCGCCACAGTGGCGCTTCCCAAAACTTCGCCCCAATGTTTAGAAATGTCAGGAAAAACCGGACGCGCTGGGGCGGAAAACACCGTCAGAGATCGGCACGACCCCCATCTCTGGTGGGCCGATTTGCGCCGAGCCATGACGGGCGCTGCTGGCGCAGAAACCGGTGCAAATCGTCGGGCCGAGAATGTGATCGCTCTACGCCCAAGCGGGGCGCGCAGTTCACAATCCCCTTCCCCGGCGCCGGGGGGCGGGGCAATGCAGCAGAGCGAAATATCGCCGACCAGGGATGGGGTGAACGTGCTGTTGGCGCTGTTTATGCGCGCGTCCCTGGGAAGGATGAAGCGCAAGGACAGGGATGCGATTGTTGCCGAGATATCGTCGTCGCTGGACCTATTCGCAGATCCAACCGTCAGGTCGATTGGTTCGGCGAGGGACGTGCAACTGACGTCGGAATTAATAGCCGCCGCCGCCCGCTGGAGTTCCATCAAGGGACTTTTGAGCAGGCCGTAATTCACGCGGCGGCCCTTTCCCGGTCATCAGCCCGGAGCATGTCCAGCGTCACATCAGGAAAGGCTTCGACAAGGTCGAACCACTTCGCGCGCGGGAAGCGTTTGCGGTGCTTCCAGATGCGAACGGTTTCCGGACGTTCACCGAGGCGCTCGGCGATCAGTGACACGCCTTTCTGCTCGATGATCTCTTCGGCAAGCGATTTGGTCATGGGCGAGAACGCTACATTGCGTAGCGCGCCCCGTCCAGCATTAAATTACACGAAGTAGCGCCATGGACGTTACGCTTTGTCACATGGCTGGAAAGTGGGAAGACTTGGCAGACGGTTGGGAGCGCCTTCGTTGGGCGCGCATCCAAGCCGGGTTTGAGCGGGCCAAAGACGCGGCCGATAGTGTCGGCGTCAAGCCGGTGACCTATCGCAGTTACGAACGGCCAGAAGAACAGCAAGGCCGCAAACCTCCGCTCCCCCTCCTTCGGCAATTTGCAAAGCGATACCGGGTGAGCTGGGTTTGGCTGGCCACCGGCCTGGGCGCACCGGATAGCGATGACAACGCCGAGGGCCACCCTTTGCTGACGAGCATTCAGGAACGCGTGGAAGCGATCCCGGCCGACAAGCGGGACGACGCCATTCGCGCTGCGCTCAGTGTGCTGGAGAGTTTTCGGGCCGCCTCTTAAGGCAACGGGGGACGACAAATGAAACTGATGATAGCGATAGGGTTGACCCTAAGCGCAACCGCAGCTGCGGCCCAAACGAACACGACTTGCCAGAATTTCGGCGCGATCACCAATTGCCAGACATCGGCGCCAAGCCAGGCCCAGGGCGTAAATTGGGGCCTTGCCCAACCGCCGCCCAACTATTCGAACACCTATGCCGAAGCCTACCAGCGCGGGCAGGCCATTGCCGCCGAACGCCAGCGACAACGACAAGCCCTGGCCGATCAAGCCGCAGCCGACGCCAGGCAGGAACAGGCCCGCGAGGCTTCGTATGAGCAAAATCAGCGCTACGTCCATGCTGGCCAACTGATCGATTCCGGGCATTGCGACGAGGCCAAGTCATTTGCCCTTCAGTCCGGCGATCTGGATCTTGGAGCCAAGATCGCCGCACTCTGCTCGGCGAAATAAGCGCTCAAAACTAAATCACCCGTCACGCCACCGCTTGTTGAGCCGCCCCTAACCCGGGCGGTTTTTTCGTGTCCGAGTAACGCGATATGAGTGCGCCGCTCCCACGCGCTACAACGCGTAATTTTTCGCTTGCATGGTCACGTTACGCGTTGTAGCGTATCCTCAACACCTGAGGAGAGCACGCCGTGCAAACCGCCCCCATTATCGCCGCCTACTTCACGAACGGATCAACGATCCGGCCGGCCCAACTCGATATCAATCGGATCGAGAATGGCCGCCGCGAACTGATCGAGGTTCGCACCGTCAGCGGCAAGCGCGAAGCCCGCGCCGTCGCGGCCCAATTCAATGCCACGCCCTGGAACTTCTGAGCCATGGCCCCCGCCCACTTCGCCAGCCTGCGAGCCCTGGACGCCAGGATCGCGGCGACGGCGTTCGTGTCGGAGGAGCCGGCCTCGGCATCCTTCACCCGCATCGCCATCCAGGTGATCCGCGAGGCCAAGGCGCGGCGCAACTGGCTGCGCCGGCTGGCCGAGACCAACCCCGGCGCCTCCCGCCTCTACGGCTCGGCGACTGACGCCGCGTTCTGGTCGCTCGTCCTGGGCTACCGGCGCGCGGCGCAGCGGGCTCGGCGGGTGGCTCAATCCTCCCAAATCCAAATCGAGAAGGCCGCCTGATGAACCGTGTCGACCTGAAATCCACTGACGCGCTGACACGCATCCGCACCCCGAACTTTTACGGCAAAGGCGGCCAGCGCCGTCGAGTTCGAGAGGAAGCCACGCGCCAGTTCATGCTGACGCTCTTCGCCTCGACGCCTGTCCCCTACAGCGAGAGCCGGCAGGTAAAGCGCCATGCGGCCATGAAGGCCAGGAAGGCCGCTCAGGCCTGGGTCAGGCGCGACCGGATCATCAACCGCCGCAAGAAGGTCTGATCATGGCTCAGGACCAATTCATGCCGAGGCCCTACAGGGTCGATCGCTGTGGCGAATGCTGGCGCGTCATGGGCGCCGATATCCCGACGCACGTCTTCCCCACCCGCTCCGAAGCCAGAGCCTTCGCCAAGCGCCTCAATGATGGCGACCTTTCGGCGCCGGCGGGAAACACCATCATCCGCCCCTCGAAATTCGCCGATCCGACCCCGGAGCAACGGGCGAAGGCCCTGGCCAAAATCCACGGCTATAGCGCCAACGCCGACAAGGACCTTGAAATGACCCTGATGGACCGGCTGGCGATTGTAGTCGTGGTCTGCTTAGCCGTCGCCGGCGTGGTGGCCGTCGGCGTCGTGCTGAAGGCGCTGCTGTGATGGCCGGCCCCGTCTATCGCAGTTCCGGCGGCGACCTCCTCGACCCCGCGAACGAGCGCGTCCGCGACCCGGTCGCCGAGCAGATCCAGATCAACCGCCAGCTTCACCACGCGATCCGTCAGAACGAACTGGAGCGGATCCTGTTCTGGACCAAGGCCCTGGACACGCTGCAGGACGCCATCCGCGATCAGGTGTCGTGGGCTCGCGCCGGGAGGCCGGCATGACCGCGCACTCATTCGGCGGTGGTGACACCGTCTGGCTCACCGATGGTTCCCAGGCGGAATACATCGCCCAGGTCGCCGGTGGCGCCCACCTCGTGCACCCCATTTTTGAGGATGACGAGACTGGCGAGCCCTACGTCTCGTCTGACATCTCCAAGGTCTACGAGGTCCACGCGAAGGAGCCTGTCGCCCACTTCTCGGAACAGGTGAGGGCCAGACGGGACGAACTGGCCAACCTTGAGGCTAAAATTCTGGAAGCGCGACGCGGCCTTCATCTCGCCAATTCCGAACATCAGCGCACCATGGCGGATCTGAAGCGGTTCGAGCCGTTCAAGCAACTCGAACTAATCATGAGCGGTCAGGTCTCACACCTGATCAAGCGTGAGAAGTCGGGCGAACTGATCTTGGTAGACGTCGCGAAGGCGGAAAGGGGCGACTTTAGCCGCGACCTCGCTGTGTGCTCCGTCACCTTCGACGCCACAATTCAATTCGACGGCCAGAAGGTGCCCCGGATGCACGTTCGCGCCAATCGCGACCGGAGCATCTATGAGCCCGTGTTTTTCGATGGCGAAGAGGCCGCGAAGGCGTGGGTCCTTGCGCAAATTCCAAGGCTGATCGACGGGTTTCGAAGCGAGCGGTCCTCCTACGGGAACGTCGCCTACAAGGCCGCCGGCATCGTTCGCACCTGTAAGCGCTTCGGCTATCCCGTGCCGCAGGACATCCAAACAATCGAGATCAACGAGAGCATCGCCAACCTATCCAAGCGGGTGGCGGAAAGCGAGGCGCAGGCAGCGTCTTGGCGGGCTCAACTTGATGCTGCGAGGGCGCAACTCCCCAAGGAGATCGCTCAGTGACCGCCCCCAACGCCGCCACAGCCCTGTTCCTGACGCTGTGCCTGATCGCCAGCCTTGCGGGTCTGAACCTCGCGGCCCGCGCCGTCGCCCGGTCCTGGCGGCGGTTCTGCCGGTTCTTGGATCAACAGCTTCGATGGGGTGCGTAATGCTCGCCACCTTCCACCTTCACCTCCAGGCTTCGGATCGCATTTCCGTCGAGGCCCAGACCTTCAAGCCCGGCGTGCTGGTCAAGACCGAACGTCTCGGCGAGAGCAACGTCACGGCCACGCTCTACCTAGATCCGCTGGCCGCCCTGCAGCTTGAGCAGGCGCTGGCGGCGCATCGGGAAGCCTCCTCCAACATTCGGACCATCCCCGTTCGGGTGGGGTCGGACAAGCCGGATGACGCCGCATGAGCGAGACCTACTTTCGCTACGCCGTGCGCGACGACCGGGAAACTGAGGTCTGCGTCGAGATCGCTGTCAACTTATGGAGATCGGCGCCGCAGACCTACGGGCCTCCGGAAAGCTGAGACCCTGGCGAACCGATGGAGTGCGAGATCGTCGATTGCTGGCTCGTCGCCGACGAGAACAAGGCCGACGCGCCCAGCGTCCAACTGACCGACGCCGAGCGCCAACGCATCGAACTGGAGTTCCAGGAAAACCCTCCCGAACCCGATTATGGGGATGATTACTAATGGCCTACTGCCAGAAAACCCATCAAGCCCAGATGGCCGCCCGCCAAATCAACGAAGAACTGTTGATGGGGATGGGCGCCGACGGTTCTATCCGCGCCTACCACGTCAAGCAGGCGATGAAGCATTTCGGCGAACTGGCCGGATTCATCCACGCCCTGGCGATCGACAAGTCGGCCGAAGACGAGCCGGCGCTTGAGGTGGTCAAATGACCGAAGATGAAGCCAAGACCAAGTGGTGCCCCCACGCGATCGCGTCGCATACCAATCCTCGGCAGCGCCATTATCTCGACAGTGACGGCGGCAGCACAGAGCCGACCGGCCCGTTCATTTTTAACTGCCTCGGTAACCAGTGCAGTCAGTGGCGCTGGCACGAGCCAAAGCGCACCGCAGCGTTCCTAGAGGCCGTTTCGGCGCACATGCGGACGCAGAGCAAGCCGAACTTCAACGCTTCTGTCCAAGCGGTTTACGCCGAGACCGGCGGCCAATTCGAGCGCATCGAAGGCTTCTGCGGCCTCGCTGGGGCGGCTTCATGAACAAGGTCATCGCCCTCCGCAAATCCGCCCCCGTCGATCCGCTCGGCTATGTGACCATCGGCCCCGACGCCCGGCGATCGATAGACGCCATGGCCTCGACGGCCCGGCAGATCGCTCTGACCGCCTCCGGATCATTCACCACCGAAGCCAAGGCCGAGGCCCTCCGCACCCTGCTTGGGGAAGTGGAGCGGCTGGCGAAGGCGGCGAGGGGTGCGCTGTGATGCGGTGGACGCCAAAGCGCAAAGCCGAGGTCTTGAACGCCCTCAAGCGCGGCGAACTGACCCGCGAGGAGGCCATGGCCGAGCACGGGCTGAGCGAGGCTGAACTAATCAGTTGGATGCGCCGGCAGGCCCGGCATGGGCTCGACGGGTTGGCCGTTGGGCGGACTCAGGAGCTTCGGGCATGACCGCTCTACTTCCTGACGGTCTTTACCTGCACCTGGACGAGGACATCTACTTCGCCCAGAAGCGCCTCGGCTCCTCGGACATCGTCAAGCTGTTCCAGCAGCGCGAAGGCTGGTGGTGGTCCTCGCATCTGAACACGCGCCGGGTCGAGAAGCCCAAGGATGCGCTGAACTTCGGCAAGGCGCTCCACGCCGCGATTCTTGAGGGGATCGGCGCCTACGAAGCTCGCTTCTCCGTCGCGCCGGACAAGGCCGACTTCAAAGACCTCTGCGTCACGGTCGATGACATCGCGACCGCCCTGCGCGAAGCTGGCGTCCAGATCCCCTCGCGAGCGACAAAGCCGGTCCTAGTCGAACTGGCCCGCGTCGAGGCCCCGCATATCCCGGTCTGGGAAACGATCATCGCCGAATTCGACGTGGCGCGGGGCAAGCGCGACGCCATCAGTTCCGTCGAGGATTGGCAGATCCGCATGATGGCGGACCTGGTCCATTCCCACGGCGAGATCGGGCCGCTGTTCAACTTCAGCGCCGAACACCTTCCCCTCGCCGAGGTTTCCGTCCTTTGGACGACAGACGACGGCATCAAGCGCCGCGGCCGCCTCGACGGGATGCTGCCGACCGCGACCGGCGATCTCAAATCGCTGGGCAACTGGTCCGGTCGCCCCCTGTCATTCGAGGCCGGCAAAGCCGCCAACGACCGCGGCCTCGATATCCAGATGGCCGACCATCACGTCGCCCGGCGCAAGGCCTACGAGTTCATCAAGGCCGGAAACGTCCACGGCGCCTCAGACGCCGAACTTGCGTGGCTGCGCAGGTTTCCGGTCGAGGCGCCGCATTGGGGCTATTTCTGGATCTTCTACCAGAAGCCTGATGATGTTGCCGGCCGGGCGCCCGTCGTCTTCCCCTGGTGGGAGGACTACGGCGACGAGTTGCATCGCTTCGGTCACCGCAAGATCCACAGCGCCCTGGAGACCTACCGGCGCTGCATGGCTGAGTTCGGCCCTGGCGAGCCCTGGACCCGCGTTGAGCGCCTCCATGTGACCACGGAGGGGCAGGCCGACCGGGTTTTCGTCCCGCATTACATCGCTTTTGACCACGCCGCCCCTGATGAGGAGTCCGCACTCGCATGAGCACCGCCTTAGCCGAGCGCCAGGAGCCGGCCGCACTGTCGCCGGCCCAGCGCCAGAAACAGCGCCTGGACCAATTCATGGGCGCGATCGAGAAGCGTCAGGACCAGATCGGAACCTTGCTCGCCGACAGCGGCATCGATCCACGCCTGTTCCTGGAGACCTGCCGGCGCTCGTTGATGCGCGATCCGGACCTGATCAACTGCGACCCGGCGTCGTTCATTCAGGCCGCGCTGAACTGCGCCGCCGATGGCCTGGTCCCTGATGGGCGCAAGGCCGCCATCGCCAAGTTCAAGGGCGCCGCTCAATACATGCCGATGTATCAGGGCCTTCTCGACGTGGCCTATCGCACCGGCCAGTTCCAATCGATCGAGGCACATGTCGTCTATGAGGGCGACGAGTTCGACTATGACATGGGTGACAACCCGTTCATCCGGCACAAGCGCCCACTCGAATCCGGCGCCACCAGGATCATCGGAGCCTACTCGATCGCCCGCACCGTCAATGGCGGGGTGTTCCGCGAGGTCATGGGCGCTGCGGAACTGGCCAAGGTCCGCGCCGTCTCCAGGGCCACCAAGGGACCGAACATCGACTGGCCCGGCGAGATGGCGCGCAAGGCGCCACTGCGCCGGATGTGGAAATATCTGCCCAAGACGCCGGCCATGGATCGGATCGCAATCCATGACGATGCGACCTATGACCAATCGGCGCTTGCTGGCGCGACGAACGATCACGGCCGCATTCTTCGGCCCGGCTTCAATCCGCCGGCCATCGCCCATCAGCCGGCCGAAGACATCTCGCCAACGCTGGACCCGGCGCCGATGGACGAGATCCTCGACGGCGATTTTGTCCCAGGCTTCGGCGATGATGGGAGCGCACCTCAAAGCAACGCGTCGCCCCTCGATCGGGATAAACCCATTTCGTCCACCAGGACGGCGGGGGCGGCCAACAACCCCTCCGTCGATGGTGATGACGACGGCTTCCCCGGCGACCGCACGGCGAGCCCCTTCGATCCCCTGGCCTGGGCGGCGGAACAGAACCGGCTGATCGAGGCTGCAACCACGCTGGCCGACCTGGACGCGATCTCATCCGATCCAGAGACGCCAGCCCGGTTCGGCGCCCTGCAGGAGGTATCGCCCGGAACGGCCAAGACCCTGGACGCCACGTTACGCGGCAAGCGCAAGGCGATTGCTTCGATGGTCGCCGAATGACCATAGCCCCACCCGAGGTCAAGGCCGCAAAGGCCACGCTCGCCGCACACCGCCGGGCCCTGCGCAAGGCGCGGCCGGCCAAGGTCCAACCAGTCGCCGAGGGTCAGCGGCAGCCCCGAAAGCGGGACCGCGCCTATCTGGCCTGGATTCGCCGGCTTCCGTGCATTGCCGGTCTGGTCGAGGGCGGCTGCGACGGGCCGGTTCAAGCTGCGCATCTTCGTATGGCCGGCGGCGGCCGGCGCAATCCGGGCCTGGGCGCTAAGCCAGATGATCGGTTCGCAACACCTCTGTGCGAGCGACACCACCTCCACGATCAGCATCGAGGCTCTGAGGCGGCGTTCTGGGCTCGCCTCGGCATCTCACCCCACGCCCTCTGCGACACGCTCTCGACGGTGTTCGACGCCGATGGGGATGCGGTTGCGCTGCTCAACCGAATTGCGAGGGGCGAACGATGAAGCAGTTCGATCTCTTTGAGGCCGCGCCTCCGGCCCGAGCCCCCTGGCCTCCTGACGGAGAAGCCGAGCGCCTAGGCTGGGAGCGCCGCATCCTCTCCGACCTTCCAGTGACCGCCTACGTCGGCGGGTTCACTGGGGCCATCTGCGCCCGGTTGGTCGCCAAGGGCCTCGCTACCGAAACTCCGGCCGGGTTCATGGGACCGCCGACAGATCTCGACGGCAACCCAGTGACCATGGCCCCGGACCACAAGGGCAGGATGGTCCCCCTTCGGCATAGGGCCGAGGACTTTCCGCAAAGCCGATACGAGATCACCGCGGCGGGACTGCGCGCCATCCGGGACGCCACCCGCACCCAGGACGGCGGGCCTGACCTTACCGAGATCGATGGAGAGGAAGCATGACCCCGCTAGAAAAGGTCACCCGCGCCATTTCCGGCGTCTTCGACCTGCTCTGCATCGAGGAGTCGGTAACCCTTGATCTGCGCCCCAGGGACCATGTCGATGATCTGGGCTGGCATGAAATCATCATGGCGATCGAAGACGGCGCCGACTTCGAGCTCAGCGACGAGGAGGCGGAGCGAGCCCGTTCGGTCGCCGATCTGGTGGCCCTGGTCGAGGCCCATGCGCTTGAGGGCGCGGCTTGATGGGCGAGACCACGCACATCAGTTGGGCCGATCGGACATGGTCGCCATGGACCGGCTGCACCAAGATCAGCCCAGCCTGCGATGGCTGCTATGCCGCGCACATGATGGACACGCGCATGGGCCGCGTCGAGTGGGGTGAACCCGGCGCCGGTGAAGGCACGCGCGATCTGATGTCCGATGCCTATTGGCGCAAGCCGATGGCCTGGGATCGGACGGCCGAAAAGACTGGCGTTCGGCCTTGGGTTTTCCCGTCGCTCTGCGACCCGTTCGATTTGGCGGTCCCGGCGACATGGCATGCGCGCTTCCATAACCTGATCCTGGAAACGCCGAATGTCTTCTGGCTATTGCTGACCAAGCGCATCGGCAACGTACGTAAGATCGCCGACCTGGGCGACGGGCACCTTTGGTCGACCACGAACTGGGCCATCGGCGCGACCTTCGCCAATCAGCCCGAATGGGACCGTGACTACTGGAAGCTGCGCGAAACTGCCCAAGCCTTCGAGGTTATGTCCTTTGGCAGTTTCGAGCCACTGCTGTCGCCAATCGACTTCCTCGGCAACTGGCTCCCCGATTGGGTCATCGCCGGCGGCGAGACGGACCAAGGCATCCACAAGGCGCGGGCCATGCCGCCCGGCGCTTACAGGTCTCTTCAGCGGCAATGCGCGGCTGCCGGCCGCCCGTTCCATGGGAAGCAATGGGGCGAGTGGATCGACGAGGATCAACTTGGCTGGCTTGACCCAGGCATAGAGGCTGATCGCTGCATATGGCGCGGCGGCTCCGTGCGCCTGGGGAAACACCTGACCGGCCGAGCCATCGATGGTGTCATCTATGACGCCCGGCCGGTGATCGCATGACCCCCAACCCCACCCAGGAAAGCCCCGTGACCGACACCCTTCCGGCCCTCGTGGGCGATGAAACTGCTGAGCAGACTAAGGCCGTGTGCGTCCAGCTTGAGGCTCTGGCCTTTCGCATGGAGTGCCGGGTTGATGGCGGCCAACTCACCATTGGCATCAGCCCAGGCTTGGGCCGTGAACTCGTCACCGCGCTGCGATCAGCCAAAGACCTCATCGCCCACCTAACCGCAAGGGCGGAGACGGCGGAGGAACAGGCCGACAAGTTTAAATGGCAAGTGCGGGATACCTGTGCGCGTGCTGAAAAGGCCGAAGCGCGGATCAAGGAACTTGAAGACGCCTACGAAGTGCAAACCAAGGCGCTAGGCTTCGCTCAGAACGGCCGATGCGCCGCCGAAGCCCGAGCCGAAACAGCAGAGGCGGGGCTGGCGAGGGCGGTGGCCGAACTCAAAGAGATGACCATCGCGTTTGCGCGGGCGCAGACCAATGATCGCCGCCGAACCGCATATTCATCGGCCAAGCGCTTCCTCGCCACCCACCCAGCCCCAACCCAGGAGCCGAAATGAGCGCGCTTCACCCCCTGCATTTCAGCATCGCTGGAAAGTCTCGGCGCCCGCACTTGATGGATACCGCGATCCTGCCTCGGGAACAAATTGAAGCTGTCGAACGGACGGCTTTGGACATCTTCGCCGATATGAGCAACGCCGGCCAACCATTCCAGCGTGCTCTTGCGGCGATTTACTTCACTGGCGTCCAACACGCTCTCTCGATTACAAATGGGGAAAGCTTGTGAGCGACGACCTGAAGCCGTGCCCGTTCTGCGGATCGGGGGACCTGGACGAATGTCTCAACACCGTCAACTGCAACGCGTGCGGCGCGCACGGCCCCATGGAATCCGACCTAGATCAAATGGATATCGAGAAATCGGTTGGTGCCTGGAACCGCCGCGCCCCTGTAATACCCCCCGAAATCCTCGCCCTTAGCCAGATGGCAACGGGTGGGGAGTGGGGTATCGAGCGCACGCATACCAAGGCATGGGTTGGCCCCATGCGACCGGATGGCCAGAAGGTCGCTGATATCGTTACCGTCTTCGATGTTGGATTGGCGTATTCGGATTACTTCCGAGACAAGTCCAACGCCAACGCCGCCTTCATCGTCGCCCTCGTCAATTGGGTTCGCGGCCAAATCCCCAAGGAGCAGGACAAGCAGAAGGGTGGCGGGAATGGGTGAGGCGGCAGACGTCCCAGTGCATCCGGTCCAAGGCAAGGTCTATCGCGATCAGTCCTACGCGCCCCAGGTCGTGACCATGCGGGCCTATGAGGTCTACTGCCATATCTACCGGCCACAGCCAGCGCTGGTGACCGGAGGCTGTCGGGGCGGCTTCGGGACCGGGGAGTTGATCGCCTTCCTCTACGCCCATTCATTTCCCAAGGATGAGTGGGATGCTCGGTTTCACGAAGCTCTGCGAGGGATGAAAAACCTATGACCAACACCGCCCCGGTGAGCGTGCCTCGTCTGTTCCGCAAGAAACCCGTCGAGATCGAGGCTGTTCAAGTCACTGCTGCTGACTGGAATGGCGCGACATGGGATGGATGCCCCTTTAAGGGTGATCAATCCGCCAATACATGGCTCATTGAGGCCATGCGAGATGGCATTCTTCGGCCCGTCTTGCCCAACGGAACAGACTATGCCGAATGGGAGATTAAAACACTTGAAGGTACAATGCTCGCCACGCCAGGAGACTGGATAATCCGCGGCATTAAAGGCGAACTCTATCCCTGCAAGCCCGATATTTTCGCGATGACCTATGAGCTCGCCGCCGCTCCAGTCCCGCCCATCCCCGAGGGCGGGGAAAGCTGGAAATGCAAGGCGCGAACATCCTCCCTACCCGACCCGCAAGATTGCGACTGGCCTCAATGCGGTTGCGATCCGATAGCTACCAAGGTTCTGGATGATATCGAGGCATCTGGCTTCGAAATCGTGCGCCGAGACTCCATCCCCAAGCCCGTGACGGCTGAACAGGTGGAGAGGGTTTTGCGAGAACACCTTTCCATTGAAGTCGAGCTGGCTGACCCATACGGGCATGAAGGCGAGCACAGAATTCAAGGCATCCCCGAAGCCGCCCGCGCTATTAGCGCCCTTTGGGGGGATGGGAAGCCATGATCGAACGCTCCCTCATCCTCGGCGCGGCCATGGGTCTCGTCTATCTCGGATTGGCCTGGGTTTGGCATAGGAGCGTGCACGGATGAGCGATGAAACCGACGACAAGGTCAAGCGCCTGCCGGTGCGTTTCAAAAAGCCGGTTCCAGAAGACAGGACGCTCGTCAGGCCGTTTGAAGTCGCGGCCGGTCTCAAATGCCAGCATATCATGGTCGGCTATGTGGTCGATCCTGCCGCCGCCGAGGTCGAATGCGGCAAGTGCGGCGAGAAGCTCAATCCCATGTGGGTGCTTGGCCAACTGGCGACGATCGATCGGAGAATGGCGGAATCACAGGCCCGCTACCAGGACGAACAGAAACGTCTGGCCGAGCGCCAACGCACCAAATGCTACCACTGCGGAAAGATAACGAGGATCAGCCGGAGATGACCGATGACCTGAAGGCCGCGATCAAGCGGGTGAATATGGTTTGCTCCGAGCAATGGGGTGGTCCGATCGCCGCCAATTCCGCGCCAGGCGAATTCATCGCCGATCTACGAATGATCATCGCCGCCGCTGAAGGCTCAGAGACGCGGGACGACGCGATGGTGACCTTCGGAGAGCGATCCGGCCTATTACGCGCGGCCATGATATGCGGCTCTTTGGCTGAAACCACCTACGACGACAGCGACGGTTTCGCAGCCGCCACGGGATGTGAGGCCGCGATCCGAGCACATCTCACCGCAACTTATGATGCCGCTGAAGGGGAGAAGGACCGTGGGTGAGTTGAAGGCTTGTCCATTCTGCGGATCTGAACCTGTAAGCACGGACGAAACCGATCGCGATCATGTCGGCGGATGGTCCATCTGTTGCGAAAACAATGCATGCTTCGCCGAGCCCATCATAGTCGGCCGCACGGAAGCAATCGCCGTGGAGCGTTGGAACACCCGCCCCACCCCATCCCTGACCGATGGGGACCTGAAGCGGGCGGCAATCGCGTTCATGAACGATTACAAATCAGCTGGCTTCACCGCAGCGTCTCCCCAGGCATTATCCGCCATGCGCGCGGCGCTCCAGGCGATCGGGATCAAAATCGGGGGCGCAGAGGAATGAGCACCGAACCTGTACGCAAGCTCTCCTACCGCATCGATGAAGTCGTTGTTGCGACCGGCCTGAGCCGTCAGACCATCTACCGCCTTATCGAGCGCGGCGAGTTGACCATCTTCAAGGTCGGGACCCGGACCCTGATCATGGCTTCGGTGCTGGAGGCGTTTCTGGAGCGCCAGGCGAACCCGCAGCGCGCGGCGTAGCGCAGTAGAGCCCCCAGGCGTCCATCAGCCTCCGACGCCGCTCCAGGGCGTCCCTGCGCCGATAGGCCCGCTCGGTCTCATCACCGATGGCGTGGGCCAGAGCCTCCTCGGCGAGCTCCCGCGGGAAATCCGTTTCATCGCCCGCCCAGTCCCGAAATGTCGATCGCAGCCCGTGCGGGACAAACCCGGGGGCGATCTCACGCATCAGCATATCCATGGCGGCGTTGGATAGCGGACGGCCCTTCCTGGCCCCCGGAAAGACCAGATCGCCCGGGTTGCCCTCCGGCGCCCAGATCTTCTCGAGCACGGCATCGGCCTGTGGCGAGATCGGGACGCGATGATCCGTCGCCATCTTCATCCGCGCAGCCGGAATGGTCCACACCTTCGCCGCTCGGTCGATCTCTCCCCGCCTCGCCTCCAGGGTCATGGTCTCGCGCGCCGCGGTCAGCAGGGTCCACTCAAGGGCCCGCGCCGAGACGCCTTGGCGCTTGCCGAGCGCGGCGAAGAATGCAGCGACCTGCTCATGTGGTAACGCCGGATGATGGCCGCGCTGGAGCTTGATCCGCTTCGGCAGGAAGTGGCTGAGGTGGCCGCGCCAGCGCGCCGGGTTGTCGCCTGACCTATGGCCGGCGGCCGTCGCGGCGTCGAGCACCTCCTCGATGCGTTCCCGCAACTTGGCCGCCGTTTCCGCCTTCGTGGTCCAGAGCGGATTAAGGACACTCAATACCGCGTCGGTGTCGATCTCGGCGATGGGGCGCGCTGCGAGCGCTGCGGCGTAGCTTGTGAAGCTTCGGCGCCATGACTTCTCGGTCTCGCGGCCGCGCCAGCCTGAGGCCTTGCGATCGATATAGGAGGTGGCGAAGGCGCCGAACAGCACGGGAGGAGCCGGAGGCGCTTCCTCGACCTCCACAACCTCGGCCTTTGCCTTCCTGGCCTCGATCGGGTCGCGACCCTTGCTCAGGTGTTCCCGCTGCACCCCAGCCGCGGTGCGGGCCTCCGCGAGTTTCACGTCCGCAGCCGATCCCAGGCCCATCTCGCGCCGTTTTCCACAGAACCGATAGCGGAACACCCAGGACTTGCCGCCGTCACTCTTTACGGCCAGATAGAGCCCATCGCCGTCCGGGTGCATCCCCGGCTTGGTCAGCGCCTTGAGGGCCTTGTCCGTGAGCCTGTTGGAGATCTTCGCCACGCCGCGTTCCCACCCGTTCCCATCCTCGTTCCCATCCAGCAGGAGTGGGCTGCGGGGCTATAGGCTGCTACAGCCAGGGACGGCAAGGGGGCAGAAAGCCCTATCCACAGGGGTTTTTGGCGACAGTCAGGGGCAGTCAGGGACACGCGCGATAGTCCTGTCCGGGGAGCCAGCGGCGTTTGATTTCGTTGATGTTTCGGAAATTGGCCGCTCCGTTCCCATCCTTTTTCCCATCCAGCGGCTCAGATGCCCCGCCGTCCCAACGTCAAGCCCGTCAGCTTTCACCCCGAAAACGCCTGCGACCCGTTCAGCCTATACGCTGCCGAGGGCTGGTGGCTTGAGGTGGAGTGCTGGAGCTGTCAGGACGCGACCTATATCGCTGGCGCGGACCTAGTGGCGCGGTTCGGGGCCCACGCTTCGAGCGGGTCGATCTATCCGCGGCTGCGCTGCGCCAAGTGCCGGGCGGGGCTTCCGGCGATCCGGGCTGTGAAACTGCCGGGGTAGCGTGAGGGGCGCTGATCGCGGGCCACCCCTCATCCGGCCGCGTCCGGAGCCTAGGCGCGATCACCATGGCTCAGACATGACAAAAGCGCCAGAGCCGAAGCCCTGGCGCATAGGATTTGCATAATGTCGGTCGGTTTTGGGAATCAGGTGTGCGGCGCTCAGGTCTGCCATCGGTCCCGCATCCTGGCCAGGCGCCGCCGGATCTCTGCGGCGAAGTAGGCGCCGAGCACGCCGCGCTCATCGAGATAGGCGAGGAATCGGGATCCGGCGGGGGTGGCGAAAACCTCCCCCGCGAGCTGGTCGACTTCGGCCTCGGTCATGCCGCCTTTTTGCGCCGCAGGAACGCGAGATAGTCCGTCGCCGCTGAAGGATCATGGAACAGGGTGACGAGCTGCGGATCGGTGTCGGGCCGGCGCGGATCGATCACCGCAGCGACGGCCGGCGAGGCGTGCTTGTCGTCGAGGTCCAGCCGGTCGGCGTAGTCGTCCACGGTCTTGAAGCTGGCGACCTGAGCGCACCAGGTGAAGGTCTCGGCGTCAGGGTGCTTGACCCGGCTTTCCGCGCTGACGTGGGTGTGGCCGCCGACGAGGATGGTTTCGCGGCGACCCATCATGGCGGCGCGGCGGATGCCATGCACAGGATTCCACATGGAACGGCCGGCCCAGCTGTGCCGGGCGCCGATGGTGATCAAGCGGCCATTGGGGCAGCGCAGGGAGATGCCGATGCTGTTGGAGGCGTGGGCGACGCCGTGCTTGTTCATCAGGGCGCCGAGAACATCCGAGGCGCCGGACCAGTCATCGTGGTTGCCGGCGACCGATCCGACGAGGTGCTCGCCGATCTGGTCGAGATAGTGCTCCAAGAGGATCCAGCCCTCGGGCGCCGGGGTCTCAGATTGGCCGTAGAGGAAGGCCAGCGGTTTCACCCAATTGTCGAGCCAGTCGCCCAATCCGAAGCCGTGGACGTGCTTGCGGTAGTTCAGCGGGGCGATCCAGTGTTCCCACAGGCTCAGGTCCGTCCCAGGGCTGTCGAGATGAGGGTCGCCGAGAAAGATCACGCAATAGGGTCCATCGTCGGCGAGGTGGACGATGCGCGCCCCCTTCCCGCGGTCCGATGTCTTGACCCTGGCGAATTCCGCCTTGCGGGCGGCGACGATCTCGGCGCCAGGGCGCCAGCGGGATGGAGGAGCCTCCGAATACGGCTTTCCGTCGTGGCGTTTGATCATGCGCTGGATCGAACCCCTCTGGACGCCCAGCGCCTTGGCCGCGGCCTTGAGGCTGCCGTGCTCCAGAATCGCCGCCTTGTAGCCGTCGACGGTGTGGCCCTTGGGCGTTGTGTCGCGGGGCGGCATCAGCCTTCCGTCCTCGGAGCGCCGCGCCGGCCGGTCATCAGGCTCTTTACGTCCTTCCTGACTTCCTCGAGCAGCTTGACGGCCTGGTCCCAAGCGCTGATCGAATTGGCGTGACCGGCGACGGTCTCCTGCAGCTTCTCCAGGCTCTTTTCCGCCGTATCCATCCGCTGGGCGTGCTTGCCGGCCTGGAAGGTCAAGGCGAGCGCCCATGCCCCGAACCCAGCGACGGCGACAGCGCCGGTGACAACAACAGCAACCCATGCGGGGTTCATCGGCGTCTCTCTTTGCTCTAGAGGCGTCAGGGGGATCAGTTCGTTTCCCAGAACAGAAGCGCTCGCCACCAGGGCCTTGGCGCGAGTGCGGCTGAAACCCGCTGCTGCTGTGCTTGGCAGTTGTCGGCGATCTTCACGACGTCGGCGGTGTGGCCGTTCGCCTTGTCTAAGGCCGCGGTCTGCGCGTCGAGCGCGTCCCAGAGATCGCCGGCGGCTGCAGTCTGGTCAGGGAGCGGCGCCGGGGCGACGGGCTGGCGCAGGCTGTCCGGAATCAGGGTGTTGCATTGCAGCGCATTGAGGACTGGCGCGGTAGGCGGCATAGAGGCACAGCCCGCGGCGCCCAATGCCGTTGAGGCCAGGATCGACGGGAGCAGAAGCGCCCGGAGCTTTGCGGAGCGCATTGGCGTTCTCCTCGTGGGTTTGGTCTGTGGCGGCGTCTCGGCCGGCTCCCGTGGCCACCGTCGCGGCGGCCGACTGCTGAGCCGCGGCCTGTCCGGACATGACGACGATCTGGTTGTGCTGAGCGGTGGTCTGGGCCCTCAGAACAACCACGTCATGCCTGAGGCCGCCCACATACCAGAAGGCCCCGATCACGCCCCCCAGCACCGCCGCTGCGGCCCAGACGCGCCAGTTAAACAGAAGGGCGAGAAGCTGGGGCGGGATCATTGATCCCCCGAAGGCAGGCCGACGAACAGAACCCACCAAATCCCGCCACCGATGGCGGCGACGACCAGAGCGCCGATCAATAGCTTTTCGTGCCAGGGCATCTACGCCTCCTGAAGGACCGTCTGACGATGTGCCGATAGACCGCCCAGACGCCCCAGAGGACGCTCCAGGGCATGAGCAGCCCCAGGACGACGCCCAGCATCAGCGAGGGCACGTCCAGGCGCATGGCGGCGCTCCGTGGGGCTAGGCGCGATAAAAACTATGGCGACCAATGTCGCAGACGTGCTTGTCGGGCGTAGCCCAGACGGCGCGCGACAGCCGGGGGTTCAGGTAGAGGACCACGTCATCGGTGAGCCGGTCATAGTCGGCCCCCGAATAGGTTCCGGCGCGGACCCGGGCGCCGATGTCCGCTACGCGCGCCCAAGCGCTCCGCATGGCCTCGTCCCGCTGGAGCAGGTCCTGGGCTCGGGCCGTGACCTCTTCCGGCGTCTTGGCGACCTCGGTGTAGTGGCCGTTCCGCATGGCCCAGGAGGTCCAGGAGAACTGGTCATGTCGGAACACGGTTCCCGCAGCCGTGCCGTCCGAGGCGTAGCGCAGGGCCATGCGGTTGCGGATCACGCGAACGATCGCCGCTACGCCGTCGTCAGGCTCCCCGGCCGCCTCCTCGAAGGCGCACAGGGTCTCAGCGTCGATATTGTTCACCCGTGACCGCCCGCCGGCGGTTTCGGCTCCGTCTGGTTGGTCAGCGCCACGATCGCCGTGGCGAAGGTCCCCAGCGCAACCAGGATCGCCGGGACGTAGGCCATCAGCGATTGGTTGAAGGCGAACCAGGTCGCCGCATCGATCTTCTTCAGCGCGAACAGCACAGCCTCGAGCACCGGCACGCCGATGATGAGGACTAGCAACACGGCCGCCACCACGGCGAAGGCGAGGACCCGGCCGATGGCGAAGCTCTGATTGTCGGACGCAGAAAGCAGCGACCGCCAGAATGGCGGCTTTGGGGTATCGGTCATGTGGGGAGTCCTGAAACGCGAAGGGCGATCCGTGGGGATCGCCCGATAGCGCGCGGATGTAGAGTCCGTTTGCCGGTCGATTACGCCGCTTCAGCGTCCTTGTCGGGATGCCGAATGGCGCTGTAGGTGAACAATTCCGCCTGCACCGGCCGCAACATCGACGGCACGACCGGCAAGCCCTGCTTGAACCACATTTCGCGGGCGGCGTAGGTGTCGAACGATTGGCGCGTTTCGGTCACCAAGCGCAGGCGCTCGCCAATCGAAAGCACCTCGTCCGGCTCGCCGTCGACCTGTTTTCGGCCGGTCGATTTGCCCGTGAAGTGGGCGTGAAGGACGGCGTAGCATTCGCGCTGATAGAGAATGACCTTCTGACGGACGGCTTCATCCTTGATCCGAAGGGTGTCGATAGTGAAAAGCCATCCCTGGATCAATTCGACGTTCAGGCAGACGCACTCTTGACCCGCGCCACGGCCGAAAGGTGTGGGCATGATAACCACACCTTCGGACAGAATGGGGTCCCGCTTGATACGTTGAAGCTGGCCCGACCAATCCAGGCCCATGGCCTCGACCATCGGCTTGAGCGCCAGGAAGACACCGTCATCCTGCTTGAATCCGTAGAGCTGATCCCCGCGGAAGTTGACGGTTACGATTTCACCCATTCTAAGGGCCTCTGTTCTCGGCTCGCCTCACGCGGCCGTGGATGTGGGCGACGGGAAGTGGGGTCTGGCCGGACCTTGGTCCACTTCCCGTCGCAAGCCCGCAGGTGAGGGCTACGGGCATCCCCTTCGGGATTCAGAAATCCTTTCTTCTCAAGTCTGCTTTGCAGAAAACCGCAAGCCGCCGCAGGACCGTCAGGCCTGAGCCAAGGCGCCGCAGAAATCGCGGCGGTTTGGGCAGATCGGTCATGTTGGATTTCCGCTCGGAGGTGATTTGCCGAAATGCAAGCCGCCAGGATCAATCAATCCGAACCGGCGGGATCGGCAACGGGGCCGTGATGCGAGAGGCCAGGCTTGTCGCCGGACAAGGAAGGGTGGTCGTGCAGGTCACTTCCATGTTGGCGTAATAGGAGGTCCCGACCTGCTGGCCATCGGCGTAGATGCCATATTTGAAGTAGGACGCGATCTGGGCGCCGTTGTAGCCAAGGGGTCCGACATAGGCGAGAACCTGAACCCCGTCGACCCAGATATTGGCCTTCCCTGTTCCCCCGGTACTCCAGTCAATGTTGACCTGCATGACTATATTATGCCAGACGCCCCGGGCGAAATTGGTGACGAGGGCCGTATTGAAAAAGTGGGTGTTTGATCCCTGGGGATTGGGATCGCAATTGACCTGATTGTAGAGATATTGGGCGCGCAGCGTTCCCGAAGCGTCGACGCTGAGCGCCAGGGGCGGGCTTTCCCCGCTGACGCCCGAACACTCAAGATCATGGAACTGGCCCTGAATATACCACTGATTGGCGCTGGCATTGATTCGGCCGGGCGCCATGTAGAGCGCATAGGACACCCATTGGTCCGTCGAGAGCGGAACATTGGTGTTGCCGAACCCATCGAGTTCGGAACGAACCTTGGTCGTCGGGCAGGGGCCGGAGGTGTCGACCCAGGAGGCGTCGCCACACTTGACCTGGAAGCGCTGGACATCGGCGTTGAACTGACCGGCGACCAGAAAGGCGTAGGGCGCCTTGCCGAGATTGTTGTTCACGCCATTGGCGTTCTCGACGGTCCAAGTGGTGTTGATGAGCTGGGAGGTGCTATTCCAGTTCTGCCCTGAGTTGGTCAGGGTCGGCGGAATGAACTGCGGCTGTCCACCGCTGGCGATAATAGCCCTTGGCGGCGGGACGGCCTGCGCCGCAACCGGCGTCAGCAGCAGGCAGAGAAAAGCGAGCCAGCGCGCAATCATTGCAGGATATCCAGCGTCACCTTGACATCGTTGGATGACGTAAAGGTCGGGGCGCTCCGCACTACGGGCACGGCGTAGAGCGTGGTTCCACTGGGCAGGCTGTAGGAAACCGAGGTCGCCAGGGCCTGACAATTCGAGCGCGACGCCGCAACCAGGGTGCAGTCATTGACGTGGATGGTCGCGATCTGCTTGCCCTGATCAGCGGCGACGATCGCAACGGCGGCGTGATCGGTCGTGCCGCCCCCAGTGGGGTTGGCGTTGAAAATCAGCAGATCCACCTGGCCCGTCATCGTGCCCGAGGCATAACTGATGGCGGCGTTCTGGATAATCCCCGAGGCCGGGACGGTGAAGCTCAAGACGCCGCCCAGGACGTATCCGGAAACGTAGGCTGAGGTCGAAACGGTCGGGTTCACCTGGGGCGCCGTGACGACAGACGTTGAGCCAAAGGAGGTGTTGGCAATCGAACCGATGGTGTTGCCCCCGGTGGGGATCGGGCCGATCGTCACGGTGTTTTGGACGTTGACGCCACCATAGCCGTTGGTGTCGAGCGTCCAGGCCTTGGGGGAGCCTGAGAACAACCCATAGACGACATTGCAGGGGTAAAGCGTCGTGGACAGGATGGCGCACAGGGTCTGATTGGCGCCATTGGCGTCCTTGACCACGATGTTTTGCGCCATGGCCGGCGCCGTCAAGGCGAGCGAAAGCAAGCCGGCAAGCGCGGCAAGACGACGGATCATGGGCGGGATTCCTAGAGGACCGGCACGAGGCCGCTGTTATTGGGGTCGCTGAAGTCGAGAATTGTGCCCGGCAGGATCGGCGGGTTAGGCAGGCCGACGGACGGATAGGCATACATCAGCGCCGTGGGGACGAAATCGCCAGTCGGCGGGAATCCATAGTTGATCGCCCCCGTGACGTTGGAATTGTCTACGGTCACGGATGCGGTCAGGCTCCCGACGAGGGCCGTACACGAGTTGGTGTGGACCAAGCCGCTCTGAGCACTGATCGGGACGCCCTGTAGGGATTGGGTCTCGGTTCGATTGGAGCCGATATAGACGGTATCAAAAATATCGTCCGTGATGTCCGAGCAGTCCGCGGCATTGTCGATCCAAAGGATGAACCCGCCGTTGGAGTGGGCGCCGTTGGTCTGCGGCTCGCCGTTGATATCGGCGTTCACGTGCCGCATCTCAACATAAGGGTTAGGGCCGGTGTCCGACTTGATGGACATGCCTTGATACCCAGCGTGGCAGGTGAAGGCGTAGATTTTCAACTGCAGCGTCCCGCCATAGGGTTGGACGCAATCGGAGTGCAACTCATCAGCCCAGCCGAACAGGCCGTCAGCCCGGCTATATTGGAGTTGCACGATAGCTTCGGGCACGCGGAAGTCAAAGCCGTCGCTTTCGCCAGATGTGTTCGTGACGAACGAACCGTTCCCCTTGCACCAAACGCCTTCGATCGAGATCACCCGGCCGGTGTTCACGTTGGTCAGGTCGGGAGTGAAATACATGCACGCGACGGTGCCGGTTTGGTTGTTGTTGTGCGGGGCGTTGATTATGCCGCCGATGACGACGATGTTTCCGCCGCCATTGACCTGAACTGAGCCCGTATGGTGCGCCGACAGGTCGACAATCAGATCCGTATTGCCGTCATAGAATGTGCTGCTGGCGTTGCCGTCCGGAACATGCCAGGTCGTCGGGCTCGTCAGCGTCGGCCGCGCCCAATAGAGCGTCAGTCCGGGCGGCGTCGGCGTGTTGCCGCCACCCCGGCCGGCAAGGGTCGCCGCCGCGGGGGACGCGATCGCCAGCGCGCCAAGGATTGCCCACAGCAGGCGCATCAGGGCAGGAACCGGATAAAGGCGTAGCCTGTGCCGCCGGCCATGCCGTGCGCGCCTGTAGTGCCCCCACCACCCCCTCCGCCGCCCGCGCAGGAATTGGCGGCGGCCGCCGTGCCATCCGTAGCGGCGCCAGACGATCCATTGCCGCCCGTGCCGCCATCGCCGAACGCTGACCCGCCGCCCGATCCGCCGCCGCCACCGTTGCTCGCGCCGCCCGTGCCGGCTGCCGGATTGGTGCCCGAGTAGCTGCGGCCGACCCCGCCCGCGAAGGTCGCGGCGCCGCCCCCGCCGCCCCCGCCTCCGCCTGACACGTTCGCGGCTGTAACGCCTGAGGCATTGGCCCCCGCCGCGGCAGAGCCACCCGCGCCGCCAGCCGAGCCCACCGCCCCCGTAGCGCCGCCGGACGTGCCGCCGGTGCCGCCCGTGCCTCCAGTGGATGCACCAGCCAAACCCCCAGACCCGGGAGCCGCGGGGGGGAAAGTGTTGATGCCCCCCGTGATGGTCGTCGCCGCGCCGAAATTGCCGTTTGCGCCAGCATTGACCTGCGCGCCGCCGGTGCCAATGGTCACGGTGAGGTTGGTGCTGGGCGTAACCGCGCCAACGAAGTTCATCACGGTGTTGCCGGCGCCGCCGCCGCCCCCACCGCCAGTCGTGGAGGATGAGCCCCCGCCGCCAGAACCGCCCCCACCGCAATAGGTCGCCTGCGCGTAGTTTGCCCAGGCCGGAACGGCGACCGTATTGGCTCCGGTTGCTGTAACCGTTGTGGCCGCCTGCGAGGGATAGCCGAAGGTTTGTGCTTCGACTGGCCCGGCGATCAGCGCCAGGGCCGCAGCCGCACCAGCCAGCAGGCCGCGTCGGGAAAGATTCATTGATGGCCTCGCTCAATCTGTTCTTGGCCACAGGCCACTAGGTGTTGGATCGCGTAGACTTGAAGCGCGTTGAAATCGCGATCCGCCTTGGTTTTCGGCTCTCGCGGCGCCCCCGAACGCATTCCGATCTGACGAACTTCTGCGGATATGGGGCACCGCTGCGGCCACGGATCGGCGGGCGGCGCATAGGCTGTCGCGCAGCCGCCGAGGGCTACGCACAGCGCAAAAGCCACCCGCATCAGGACCGCCCGTTATCGATGACACAGCGCACGGGAACGTCCGCGTTGATCGCATTCGAAGAGTCTATGTTGGATAGTTTAAAAGTAAATCCCGTCGAGGTTAGTATAGGATTAAGGATTGAAGGGGCACCGACGCCGGTATAGTTCTGCACACTGCAAGATATACCTAAACTAGATGTATTGGACCAATTGGTATCAGTTATCGTAATTGTTCCAGAGGTCGTGCCGGCGGCGGTCGTATAGTTGTGCAGCGTCAGCGTTCCCTTGACGCCATTCACGGTCGCCGTGTCAGTCCCGCTGGTGACGGTCGCCGTGAAATCCGCGCTGAAGCCCTGAACCGCCTTGATGACCGGGAGGTCATTCGTCGGCGGCGCAGCGCAGGACTCGTTGATCTGCGATGCGGGCGCCCAATCCGCAATCTGATTGAACTGGATCGAGGTATGGGTGAGCGTGTTGCCCGTATAGACCAGGCACAGGTTGTTGGTGAAGGTGTTGATCGGGACGGCCCCACCCTCACTAAGCATGTTCACGACGACATGCGAGTTCGATCCGAACGGCCGCAAGGCATAAAGCTGGGTCGCGCCATTCGCGGTCGTCGCGGTGATATTGTAGAAATCCGGCATGTTGACGATCGCGTTCGTGCCGGACCCCCAGGCGTAGAGTCCCTGGTTGTTGGCTTTGACCGTCAACGCCTCGAAGTGATCCATCTCAATGATGCCGCCGGTGACACCGATGTAATTGAGGCCGCCGGTGCCGATGCCGTCGCCGCCAGCCCCGATCGCGGGCGTAGAGAGGCCGCCGATCGGCGAGCTTTCCAGATTGCGCACAGTGCTGTGGACCACGACGCCTTGAAGCACCCACCCGTAGTTCAAGGCCAATGTGCCGCCGCCGCCGCCGCTCCCCGCACAGTAGTTGTTGGACATGACAAGGCCCGTGCCCCCTTGCGCCGTGGCGGAGGCTTGCAGGGCTACGCCGGAGAAGCTCTCCGACGTGTCCATGGTCCAAGTGTGGGACGAGCCGGAAACGATCTTTTCCGGGGTGATGCCGCCGTTCGTCACGGCGTAAACGGTTTGCCCTGCGGCCAAGGCTGAGCCGGTCTCTCCGCTGGTGGTGAGGGTCGTTGTCGTCTGCGACCCGGTCATGATCGCCGTGCGAGAGGTGGATAGGCTCCCGCACCGGTAGGCCATGCCGCTGACATAGTTGTCATGGATGTTGGAGGAGAATAGCGAGTTCTGGCCGGCGACCGCGTTTCCGTAATTGGTCGTGTCCATGAACGGGAGGACAAAGAACTCGGCCGCGTTATAGCATTGATCTTGCGCCACCTCGCCCATGACTAGATAGGCGAATTCCAGGCAGTGCTGACCGAGGCCACCGCCCCAGTTGATCAAGTCCGCTGAACCTGACGTCGCCGTGGCTTGGGTGGAATAGAACATCGCCACGCCCTTAAGCACGGAACGGTGGTTGCCCATCAAAAAGAATGGCAGCCCCGTGACCGCAGAACGCAGGATCGTGCGACCCGGAACGCCCTCGACATCGCACCCCCAGCCGCCGGCCGATTTTGGGATACGCATATCGCCCCATTCGGTCGATTGCGTCGAAGGACCGTCAATTACCCCACCCGGAAGCAATATCCTGCCCGCGGGCGCTTGCGACGACTGCACGCCGCTCGACCCCGCCGCGACCGAACACGCTGCGACCGCCGCATGGATCAGCGCAAGATTATTGGCCTTCTGGGCTGTAGTGGGAGTAACCGAGGGCGTGGTCACCACGATCTTGTTTGTCAGGTCGATCGTTCCGCCAGGACCGACGTACAAAATCGGGGGCGGGATGGCGGGTGGAAAAGCTTCTGCGGCCGTGGCGAAGGCAAACAGCGCCAGGACAAGAGCGATGAGACGCTTCATGCTCAGTTCCCCGTCACTTCGATGACTTCAGACGTGTCGGCCGCGATCAGATAAATATTGGCGGACGTCGAGACGTTGTAGGTGATAGATTGCCCCGGATAGAGGCAGTAACCTGTAGATGTGGTCACTGCGGAATTGCCAATACAGGCCGTTCCGGGGTTGGTCGGAAGCGCCGTGATCACCAGGCCGTTCACGAAACTCTGCGTCGTCAGGGCGACGGCGGAGGTTGTCGAGGTTTGGTGGAACGGGGCGTTGATCGTCGAAGCGCCGTTGCCTGCCGCTAGAGTGGCTGGCTGGGTCAGGTCGGTATGCAATATCCCGAGATTGGCGTTGACGGTGTTGGCCGCCGGCGAGGCGCCGCAACCGAGGTCAACAATCGCGCACGTCGGCGATCCCACCTTGAAGGTATTGCTGTTGGTCCCGATCTGAACCCCGGTCAGGTCAACGAGCGTCGAGGGTTGGGCGGCGAAGGCCGGCGAGGCGACAAGCGCCATCGCCCCCGCCGCAAGGAGGAGGTTTTTCAGCATCAGGCGCTCCTCAGATCAGTGGTAGTAGGAGATGTTGTAGGTGCAGGGGCCGGCGGCCTGGGCGATGAACTGCAGGGCGTTCAGCGATCCGGAGAACTGGATCGTGGTCCCGGCATAGATCGGCATCCCGGTCGTCGTTGTCGGCGTCGTCCCGTCATCGGTCCATCTCGCATCGGCGCCTTCGACGCTGACCAGGCAGAATGTCGCGCCGGTCGGAACCGTCAGGGTCTGAAGCGCGGAGGTCGACGCGATCTGCTGATAACCGAGCTTGGTCGATTGGTAGGGCGCTACGGGGGTTGATCCCCCGCCCCCGCCAGCCTGATAGAAGGCCCCGCTATAGACCAGCTGCACTGGAATGGCGCCAGCGGGGTTGCCCTGGTCGTTAGGGTAGGTCGTCATCCTGGGTCGTCCCCTAGAAAGCGGATCTCAGTGTTCGAATTTGGCCTACGCCCAGGCGCGGAAGATGAACTTCCAGTCCGCGGCCGTCAGGTTCACATAGGCCCCGGTGCTGGGATTGGTGCTGCCGAGATTGCCGCTATAGGCGACGGTGACGGAGGTGACGTTGCAGCTCACCGACATGCCCTGGGCCGTGCCGCCGGCAACCCCGTCGTAGCCGATCACCGGACATTGCAATTCGTCTCCAACGGAGAATCCGCTATCGGCGGAGACGCAATGCATGACGACCGAGAATCCCTTGGGTTGGACGCCGAGGCCGTGCGCCCAGGACACTGAGGCGCTGACGCTCGTCTGGCCGCTCTGGGCGTATTGGGTGAAGGCTGGGGTCGGCGCAGCCGGCAGGTTCAGCAGGGACTGGACCTCAAAACTGGTCCCGTCATAGCTGACGGTGAGCAGCCCGTTCGCGGGCAATTCGCCACTGACCAACGCCGCCCCGCCGGGCAGCACCACGCTCTTGATCCCGAAGCCGTTGAGATTCAGCGTCACCGCCCCGGTGTTGGCGGCAGCGGACTTCTTGATGCGAACCGGCGCACCCACCATCGACGCCAGGGACGCCGGCGCCGGCGATAGCGCGGCCACCATGGCGTTTGCGGTCCCGCTGTCGACCGCATAGTTTCCGGCCTGCTGTTGCGCCGTGGAGAGCTGCTGCATCGCCGCGGCCTGGCCCGCGGTCCAGTAATTGGCGACGGTGTCGCCGATCGCCCAGGCCTGAATCGAGGTTCCTTCCTGGCCCCGAACCAGGGTCAAGGTGTCGCCGGTGACGTTGGTGCACCAACAGATTTCGTTCAGCGCCGGATTGACCGCGCCTTGGAGCGTGACGACAAAATATTGTCCGGCGCCAGGGGATGGGAATTCGGCCCCGGTCCCAGTCGTCACCGAACAGGTCGTGGCCCCCGAGGATGCCGCCAGGGTCGAGGCGAGCGCCGTGGAGGCGTTGTTGGAAAATAGCAGCGTGCTCATACCAGGGTGACCGTCCAGGTGAATTGAAATGGGAGCTCGAGCGCGCCGCCTTCGACGGCCGCCTTGAAGATCACTGCCTCGGCCGAGTTCGGCAGGGTGATCGTGACGGCGTAGAGACCGGTGAAGGTGACCGAGATGAAGTAGGTCTGGTCTATGGTGTAGTCAGAGCCATTGATCCCGTTGAGGAACCGGGCAATGCGCCGCTTCAGCCAGCGGACGTTGAAGACCCTGCCGTCTCCCTTGTAGAAGGCCCAGGTCAGGACCCGCTTGAAGATGTCGTCCGAGGTCTCGTAGAAGGTCTGGCCCTGCGCCGGGACAAAGCCGTTGAACGGCAGGGAGTTGAACGTGAAGGTGTTGAACGGCCCCCGCGCCGGTTGCCCGAAGGTCGGCAGGCCGGGCCGCAGCATTCCGTAGACGCCAGCGGCCACCCAATCCAGCAAGGTCCCGGATATGGCGCCCGAGGTATAGACCGCGAGCAAAATGCCGGTCTGATTGAACCAGTCCAGATAGGCTTGAGCCTGTTCGTTTTGGGCCTCGACAAAAGCCTGAAGGCTCTCGTCGTCATTGTATTGGACGTAGAGATACGACGGGATGACGTTCTGTGTCGTCGTTGGAGGCTGTTCTGGCAGGATGCCGATCGGGCTCAACCCGATGACAAAGCCGCCGATGTCGCTCGGATACAGGGCCATGGAGCGAATTCTGTCGCGTCAGCCGTTGAACGCGCCGGCGCAGACGTAATCAATGTCCGCGCTAGACGCGCTTCCGTGCGTGATGGTGATGGCGCTCGCCGAAACCGTGTAGGTGAACGACGTGAGCGGCGCCAAGGGCGTGACTGCGCAATAGGGGACCTGAGCATAGGCCGTGGCGAAGGTTATCGTGCAGCCAGTCGCGGTCGTGCCCTCGTGCACCTTGCCGGCTGCGTCAGCACCGAAGTTAGATGGCCCAGTCCCGCAGGCCGAAACAACCGGCGTTGAGCCGCCCAACAGCACATGCCCTTGGATGCGAGTCGTGCCGGTGAAGTCCCAAGGATAGGCCGCAATCGGCAAGCCGAAGCCCACTCCGTTCGCGCCCGTGGCGATAAACGAAAGACCCGAAGCCGTGCCGGCCAGGGACGTCGCAGCGCTGACGCCCGTCAGTGTGCCGGATTGGATCAGGCCGTTGATCGTGTTGGCTCCGGTCGCATGCACGGAATAGGCATGCAGGGTTCCGCTCACGAAAAGCCCGTTGATCTGCAACGGAGAAATCGCTGCTGTGCTGCTATCGATCTCGATATCGGAATAAAGGTTTGACCCGGCTTGCGAACTGTCCACGCAATTGAGACCGGAAAAGGTCGCCGGACCTTTCAGTCTCAAGCAATTCTGCTGCGCCGCCTTGACTTCCACATTGGAGAAAACCCCGTTTAAGGCTGGCTGATCTTGCCAGATACCGCTGACGCCGGGTGATATCACCGTAACATTGGTGAAGCTCGAATGAGGCGCGCCGTTGTAGAGCCCATAGCCAGAGCCGTTGGTGGGGTTAGATCCATCAACCTGCGGCGTCACGGAAACGATATTGGTCCAGGACCCGATCGCCGATGCGCCAAGATCGCTGATGAACCCTAGGTAGGACGAGGTGTCCACCGCATTAGAGATCGCGACTCCCTGACCGGAGCCGTTGTCGATGCCCGCGCCCTTCTTGCCGGGGCCGCCATGAACGTGCACGCCGACGCCACAGCCAGTGGTCTGGATATTGTTGAGTGTGACTTTTTTCGGTGATCCCGCGACGGCGACATTGCTGGTCAGCTTGGAGATGCCGATGCAGTTGTCGAAGGCGTTCGAGCCAAAGAGATTGTAACCCGCAAACCCGTCGCCCTCGATCGCCAGCGCCACGCCGCCCCAAGGGTTCGTGCCCCAATAGGTGGGATCGACATAGCCCCCTACATCGGCGTTCGCGTTGAACGCCAGGTCATGCATGGTGACGTTCGCCGCCGTGACGTCGAAGATCGGCGCAATCGCTGAGCCGTTCGGGGCGTTCCATTTGAAAATGGTGCTGGCGCCCTGGCCGGCGATGTCCATCGCATTGGCCACCACCAGAGTTGAACTGGCGCTGTTGAGACAGAAGGTCCCCGACGGAAATACGAGCTTCTTACCCCCAGCGGCAGTTAATGCCGCGCGAATAGCAGCCGTGTTGTCAACGGTGCACGCAGGGTCCGAAACTACGCCATAGGCCGTCGCGTCCACCACCTCTGCAAATAGATTGGCCAGGGTGGAACTGGTCGTTCCGCCGCTTGGCGTCACGGAGAGACTGCCGCCGTTGCTGGTAGGGGACAGCGGCGTATAGCCCAGGGCGGCGGCGACGGCCGCTCCCGTATTCGGCATCGCCCCAAGATTGGTCAAGGCGCCTGGCGCCGTTGTGCTGCCAGTGCCCCCCAGGCTCAATGGCAATCCGCCAGCGTTATAGTCCAGTTTCCCCGCGAAATAGCTGTTCCATTGGGCTGCGGTCGGAATTTGACCGGTGACGAATCCTGGAGAGGATTGCTGGGCAAGCGCCGGCGCGGCGCAGAGCAGCGCCGTGATTACGGTCAGGAAGCGGCGCATGATTATCCCTGTGTGATCGTGACGTCGTTGCTGAAGCACTGGAAATAGCTTTCCGGATCTCCAGCGATGACCCCGGTTCCACTGGCCGGCGCCGTCGAGACTCCATTGATGGAGACCGTGAACACCATGCGGGTCAGGAACTGGGTCGGGATCAGCGAGACGACAGCCGCCTGGAACACGTTCTGCAGTTCGAACTCATTGATCGGCGCCCCGACCGCGATCGAGTTGATGTAGTCGGCGATCGCCGGCGCGCCGAGTTGCGCCACGGCTGAGGCGGAGACCGCGAACGGTGACGTCGTGTTCCAGGTCAACTGGACCGTGACGGCCTGTTGCGGCGGATTGACGAAGATCACCGAATAGACGTCCGGATAGTCGGTGATGTTGACCGAGACGTTGCGGGTGTCGGGAGATAAGACGCCGCCTGAGACATAGGCTCCAAACCCGGTCGTGTTCACGCCGAAGCTGAAGCGCTTCTCGTCGATCACCGTCACGGTATAGGGACCGCCGTTGGCCCCGGTCATGCCGACGACGCCAGAGATCGAGATCGTGCCGCCGGTCGTGAGGTTGTGATTGTAGTTGGTGGTCACCACTCCAGGATTGGCCTGGGTAATCCCGGTGATGGCCAGGCCGGACCCGACGAGGTTGGAGACGTCGAACAGGGCGCTCCAGATCGCGTAACCGACTTCGTAGGGATCACCGCCGCCGACAATGACCTTCCAGCCGGGACTCTGTTGTTGCACTGCGATCAGGCGCGGCTGGACCCCGGAGACCTTGCCGAGCTCGGTCTTCAGCAGCGACGGCGTCCCCGTGGAGGTCGCAAGACCGGCCTGGAGGACGGCGGCGCGATATTCGCCTTCGGTCTGAACGCCGGGGCTCGGCGTTCCCGCCAGGGGATTGGTGACCGAGAGCGTGATCGATCCCGGCACCGAAGTGATCAGCGTCGTCACTGTAGCCGCAGCGACGGCCCAGGAGCCGGTCTGGACCGCAAGGCAGTAGAGCGGCTGCGAGGTTCCTCCGGATCCGATGACGCCGCCGTCCTGGACCACATACTGATAGGTCCCGTCCGAGACCGTGAAGCCCTTGACGATGATGAACCCGACCGTGCCGGTGAACACCACATAGACCGAGGTGTTGGTCAGGGTTCCGGGCGGGACGCCGTAGATCTGGCCCAGCTGGTTCAGCACATAGGCGTTGGCCCCGAAGGGCGTGATGCAGTTCACCGCCTCCGTCACGGCGGAATCGATCTGTGTCATCGCCCCGACGTCGGTCGAGGAGATGTCCTCGATCAGGCTCCCGGGCAGGTCAGCGGTGTAGCCGGGATTGATTGCCGCCACCGAGGCCAGGAGATTGGCCAATAGCGTAGCCGGCGGCACCGGCTGGCGACCGGCCGCGGAGAGAACAACGGGAACGTCAGCCATGGCCTAGACCGGTATCTCCAGCGCCAGGGGCGTGCCCTGATTGGTGACGAGGTTGACGTCGTAGGTCGGGGTCGCCCCGCCCCGTTTGGTCACGATCAGCGAGGCGAAATAGCCGGCGAACTGAGTCTGTGTCAGGGCGACGTAGAAGTCGGGGAATACCTGCTGCACCACGGCTTGCTGCGCCGGGATGCCGTAGTTGGCCCAGAACGGGCTCTCCCCGCGGATCAGCTTCAGGACCTGGATCAAGCTCGTGATGCGGACATAGTCATCGTTGCCGTCCGCTGTGGTCTCGACCTTTTGCCAGGTATAGGAGCCGTCCTCGGCGTAGACCCTGCCCCAGATCCGCATCAGACCACCCCGCCGGTATTGCCCGATCCGGTTTGAACGCCGCTGTGCTCGTGGGCCAGATAGGCGTGACCATTGATGGTCAAGGTTCCGGTGATCGCGATGCCGCTCGAAGTCAGGGCGATCGAATTGCTTCCCAGCGTCAGGGTCAGGCCAGAGGCGTTACCGACGATCGAGACATCGGCCGCATCATCCTGGAGCACGAAACCGTGCGGCGCCGTGATCACGGCCGCGTCGAGATCCACAGAGGACCAAGCCATATTGCCCAAGGGACAGAACACCAGACAGGCCAAGTTCGGCGGCGCGGCCTGGATCGAAGCCAATCCAGCCCCAAGCCCAGTGACGCCGCCCAGGAAGGCGTCAGCCGCCATGGCGACGCCCTCATCCCCGATCTGCACCGGTAGTCGGACGTAGCGCGACATCAGCACCGGGACGACAACGCTCGGCAGCGTCCAGGGGCCAGGATCGACCTCAAAGGCGATCCGAACGATTCCGGAACTGATGACCTCAGTGACCCGGCAGGGCAGCGACTTGCCGCTGAGGTGGATGCCGTCCGCCACCTTCTGCGCCGCAAAGCGGTTCATCGAGAAGTTGAACGGGGTCTTGAGGTGGTTTCCGCTCATGCCGCAGGTCCGGTCGGATGGGCGTTGAAGGTCGAGATCCAGGATCGCGCATCGGGCTGCCGCGAGGAGCCGACATGGCGGACCAGGTCGATCTGGAAGACGCCCTGGAACGCGGACTTATCCCGTGCCTGAGACAAGGACGCCGCCGTAGTCGTCACCAGCGTCGTCGGCAGCTTGATATAGTCTCCGACCTCAAGATCGGCCCGCATGACGGTGTTGATCTGGATCGAGGGGGCGTCAATCCAGGTCGGCTGGCCGATCAGATCGGTGAAGTCGATCGGCGTCGGATCGGTGACGGAGGTCCCGTCATAGACCACGAACACCCCCTGCTTCAGCAGGATGTTCACCCCCGGATAGGAGCCGCCGATGATGCTGGTGCTGAGGCTGTGGATCGATGTCGCGAGTTGCTCGATGGTCTGGTAGTAGCCCGACGCATCCGAGGTCAGCACCAGATTGGGACTGATGTTGATCTCGGTCTTGTAGGCCGGATAGGCGGTCTGCAAGGTCTGCTGGATCGCTTCGGACAGCACTTGTCCCTTGGTCCAGTTCAGCACCAGATTTTTCGGATCTCCCTGCGTCGCGCCGCCATCAGTGACGATGATCAGGTCGAGAGTCTGCTCGGTCCCGATCCAGTTCCCGAAGGCCTGGAAAATCGTGCCTTCACAGAGCAGGCCGCTCTGCATCGGCTTCGCCAGCGGAAGCCCGGCTTGCATCCCGCCATAGACCTTGATCGGCGCCCCATTGAGGTCCCTGGCCTGCGAGATGGTCTGTAGCGAGATTCCATGAACCCGGACCATGGCCTGGCCCATCGGGGTTGCGAACGGCACGACCGGAATATCGATGTCGACCTGTAGGCTGTTCGGATCGAATGTCCCATTCGGATGCGAGGTATAGGTGATCGGCGTCGAGCCGCCGATTTCGATCCGGTAATACCTCACGGATTGATCTCGAACGTCGCCGTCGATTCCCGATAGATCAGGGTCGAGGTAAAGAGGTCGAGGACGAGGTCAAAGTCGGTCCCCACCGGGGAGCCGATCAGCGGGGTGCAGATCACGAGGTTTCCGCCGAGGTCGTAGAGGTTCAGATACCAGCGCTGGCCAAAGGTGTTCCAGGTCACCACGCCGGTATAGGTCGCGCCATCGAGCGTCGGTGAGAACTGGAACGCCCTCGCCGCCGAGGGACTGAACGGAACGTAGGTCGTCACTGGCTCTGCGCCGGGTTCTGGCTTACTGGCCCGGCCACGGAGGAGCCAGTCGTCGACTGCGCCGCCGGCACCACCGAGGGCGCCACTCCGGAGGCCGGCTGGCCCACGGAGGCCGCAGCGCCGGAATAGGACGGCGGATCACCCGTGGTCTGAGTGCCGTTGCTGATCTTCTGCATCAGCGAATTCTGCGCCGACTGGGCCGAGGCCAGCGTCAGGAGCGGCTGCTCGAAGTCCCATTGCCACTGGGCCTGATATTGTCTGCCACCGCCTGAGGTGACGTCCCTGAGGCCGGTGAGCACGCAATCGGTGTAGAGGAAGGCCGGGGTCGCGACGGTGAAGGTGCCGCCCTGATTGATGTGCTGGTTCAGCGAGTTCTGCAGCGAACTCATCACACTGAGTTTGTTGCTGTAATCGCCGGCATTCCGGGCCGGCGCGACCATCAACAGCGAGATCCGCAGCGGCTGAGCCACGGTCGCATTCGCCGCGGTTTGGCTGTTTGCGAACGGATAGTGGGCGACCTGGAGGTCGATCAGGGTTCCGCCGGCTATCGGGTTGAAGTGGGCGAAGAAGTCATCGAGGTTGATGTCGGAACTGCCGGACAGAAGCCCGGTGTCGAAGTCCTGGCTTTGGGTCAGCGAGATGATCGGGATCATGCCGCCCGGCACGTTGGAGGCGATGCCGCCGGTCAAGATGATCGGGCTGACCTGGAAGGCCAGCTTGAACTGAGCAAGGCCGCCACTCATTGGGGGAGCTGCGAGGCCTGCACGGCGAGGCCGGAGCCCGCGGCGTTATTGACCTGGACCACGACCTTTTGCGCATTCGCGGCGCGAGCCGCTGCGGCGCCATTGGTGTCCTTCGGGCTCTCGTAATAGCGCGAGACTGCATCGCCAGCCTGGGCTGCGGTCTTGGCGGCGCGCAGGATATCGCCGGCATGGCGGCGCATGCCTTTGGTCAATTCGTATTGAACGAATTGTTCCTGTTCCCTCAGGGCCTGATTGTAGTCGCGAACCGACTGCATGGTGTGGCCGAACAGTTTTTCATATTCGGCCTGCCGATCCTTATGCCACTGGGCGATTCCGTAGGCTTGGCCATGATCGCCGGTCGCGAAGGGGTTGAGGCCGCTCTCGGCCTGAAGATTGGCCCCAATGCCGGCGGCCTGGTTCTTGTCCCACCCCAGCGCGGCGAAGGTGTTGGCGGCCTGGATTTCTGCCCCTGACACCGGGATTTTCTTCGTGAACGGCGAGATGTCATAGAGCGACTGTCCGAGCCAGCCGCCGCGGGCCCGCTCGCCGGCCTGGATCGCAGACTTCGCCTCGGCGGCTGTCGCCGGCGCAGAGGGATCGGCGGCGCCTGAGGGAATGATATGCAGCCACTTCAGGCCGGCCACGATCTTTTCACAGACAATGGCGAAATCGCCGGCGAAGGTCTTGACGTCGCTCTGGAACTTGTCGGAGCCGAGATAGGCGGCGGCCTGTTTCAGGCCTTCCCCAAGGTCATCCATCCATTGTTTCAGGTGGGGATTTTGGAGAAAGATCTTCACCGCCTCCGCGAGATCATCGGCGAAGCGGCCCAGGGAGGGAACCAGAGGGGTCAGGGCGTCGACGAAGACATTCTGAATTTTCCAGCCGGCGCGCGTCATCGAAACGCTGAAGTCCTGCCAGGCCTTTTGGGTCTTCTCCGTGAGCCCATTCTTGATATCGCCGCCATAGCCGGCCTCGGCGTCGCGAAGTTCCTTCATCGAGACGTTATGCAGCCGGCGCAGCTCGTCCATGGTGTAGAATTCGAGCAAGCCATGGGCCTGCGCCGACTGCTGGGACTGGTCGCCGCGGTCGAAGATCTGCTTCGCCTTGATCGCCATTTCCGCGGCCAACGAAGCGGGATCACGGCCATTGGGATTGACCCCCATGGCGGAGAAGGCCCAGCGTCTGGAATAGTCGCTCTGCGCCCCGGCGACATTCTGCAGGTTCGAATTGGCGTCGATATAGCGGTTGAAGTTGATCCCGAAGGCCTGCTGCTGGGCCGAGGTGACCCCGAGGCCTTGGGCGGAGCGCCGCCCGGCGCCAACGGTGTTGGCGAGGCTGTCCAGGCCCCACAGCCCCCCTGCCCCGGCTAGACCCGACAAGATCCCGCCGATGCCGATCCACTTCACCAGGCTGACTGCGGCGCCGGCCACGTTCTTGCCGATAGTCGCCGTGGTCTGGGCCAGTTTCTTGGCCTCGGCGTTGCGCTGCTTGTCCAGGTTGACCAGTTGGGAGATGATCTTGGCCTGGTTCTTCAGGCTCTGCTCCTCCGCGACGGAATGAGCATTGATCGCCACCATGGCCGCGACCATGTCGCCGAAGACCTCTGCGGTTCCCTCGGCCTTCTCGCCAACCTTCCCCCAAGCCGCCGGCATCGCCTTGACCGCGGACTGGTATTTCTGGAACTGGGCGATGAAGGCCTGAAACTTGTCCGACTGGACATCGATCTCGAGGATGCTTTTTGCCACGTCAAAGCCTCCTCAGCGCCGCGATCAGATATCGGTTTCGGTAGGATGCGGCGTCGGGCCAGTCGAGATCGTGCGACCTCGCCCAGGCCCCGAAGCCCTCGCAGGACGCCCAAGTCAGGATGGAATGGACGACTGAGTCGCCTTCCGCCCACCATGGCCGGGCGGTGTCGACGCCGGCAAGGAAGCGATCAGGTCCGAGAGCGGCGATGACGTGATCTGCGCTCCCCACAGTCCAGCCATCCCCTCCAGGATCGAGGCCAGCTGGGACCTTTTGTGCATGGCAGAGGCGACCATAAAAAAAGTCATCGCCCCCTCGACCTCCGCCGCATCCTCTGGATCTAGAACCCCCTTGTTCAGGGCGTCCTCCAGCGGGATCGGGGTCCATTTGCCGTCGACCAGCAGGACGGCTGAAGCGGTCCGGCGCAGTTCCGAGAGCAGGGCGTCGGCCGCTTCCGGCTGTTTCATGTCCCGGGCGACCTGGCGCAGCATCAGGCCGCCGACCCGGCCGCCGGCGACGAAGCTGAGGCCTTCCTGGTAGAGCGCGGCGAAGGTCTTGGAGATCAGCAGGAAGTTGGCGTCGAACGCCGCCCTGGAAAGCGGCAGCGCATAGACATAGAGCGGCCCGGTCTCTCGCTCCACGGGAACGACGAGATTGAGCCGGGCGTCGATCTTCGTCACGGGAAGATCTCCTTTCCGGAGTTGAGGTTTAGTTCAGGTCGAACATGGCGCTGTTGATGTTGTAGGTGCCCTGCAAGGTCACCATGTAGCTGGGATCTTCCCCAGCGAAGTTCAGTTCCCCGAACGACTTGATGGTGCAGTTCGTATATACGTAGTTCGAGAGCGTCGCGGCGTCGGGATAGACGGTCAAGTCGCCGATGATGGCCTGGGTCTCGATCTGCTGCTTCCAGAGATCGCCGAAGCTCTGCGTCTTCAGCAGATGCAGCGACACGGTCATGATCAGATAGGGCTCCGGTGACGGAACCGCCCCGGTCATGGTGCCGATATAGCCGGCGACATCGCCCTCGGGGGCCGTGGAAATCCCCTGCTTGCCCAGGAACGGCGCCGAGACGTTGAGTTGGGGATTGTCGATAAAGAGCACCGAACCGCGGACGCGATTCAATACCCCCTGGTTGATTAGAGGGTTGGCGGCCATGGTGTCTTACCCCTCTTAGGCGAAGTTGGTGACGTTGAGATTGAAGAAGATCGCCTCGAAGCCCCGCAGCGGGGTGTAGACCGCAGCGAGACCGCCGTATTTGCCGATGGCGTAGTCCGAGGGGTTCTCGGCGGTGTAGACCGTGAACGGCTCGGCGTTGATCGCCAGTTGTCCGTTGTAGAGCCCTGCGGCGAAGTTCGCAGCGAAGGTGGCCGCCGGCAGTTGGGTCAGCACGACCTGCCCCAAGGCGAGGCCATTGGTGATTGCCTGGCCGAAGGTCTGCGCCGCCCGGTTCTGAAGCCGGTTGATGCCCTGCTGATTGTAGTAGAGCGGGGCCAGGGTCGAGTTCGAGCCGTTGATCACCTCGTTGGAGAGGTTCAGGTCGACGTTGAGTTGCGCCCAGTCCGCCGAATACCAATAATTGAACGGATTGCCGTCTGCGGTGTGGCCGTATTTGACGATGGTGTTGGAGATCCCGCCCTCGGCCCCTGTCGTCACGTAGCTGACGTTCGCCGTCGCCAATTGGGTCAGCGTGGTCGAGTTGCCGGCCAGGGGATAGGCCGTGACGCCGTAGACATAGGCGAAGGCCAGCGGGGGGACACGGTTGGTGCTGGTCGGATTGTAGCCCAAGGTCACGGCCCAGACCGCGGCCAGGGAGAATTCCGTCACGGGGATCGCTGGGGCCTCAACCAGGGCCAGAACTGACTTGATGCCGGCATAGACCGCCCGATTGGCCACGGTTGTTGTGACGAAGAAGTAAAGTTTCGAGCTTGGGGTGTCGTTGTTGCGGGCGAGGGTGATGAAGTTGGTGTCATTGTCCCACTCCCGCGGAACCAGGAAGGAATAGATCGTTGCCGGATTGGCGGTCAGGAAGGTCGTGAGGCCTGTGACGCCTTCATCCGGACTTCCGGCTCCGAGTTCCAGAACATAGACGCTCTGTTGCGTCGGCTGGGCGAAGAAGGTCGTGCCCATGGCCAGGAGTTCGGCGACATCAGCATCGGTGACATTGCCCTGAACCGTGACGGAGCCAGGATTGCTCGCCAGGGGATAGGTGAAGGTCGACGTGCCGGTGATCGTCGCGGTGAAGCTGCCATTGTATCCCGAGGGGGTCACGCCGGCGATGGTCACCCCGATCGTGTCCCCATTGGTCCAGCCGTGGGGAGACGTGGTCGTGACCGTCACCACACTGCCGGACCAGGTCATGGACGTGATCGCCTTCGACCCCGCCAGGATATTGGTCAGGTCGGAGAGTTGGGTAAGCAGGGTCAGGCTCTGGGCGGCCTTGGTGGTCCCCCCCTGGGAGATCATCGCCCCGGTGCGCTGGAGCAGGCTCGGGGCCGGCGCCTGCGTGACGGAGACGTTCACCGTGACTATCGGGTTCACCATGCTGGCGTCCTCGTCATTGATTGAGTGTTGGGGTCAGCGCCGCGGGATCGATTACGGCGCGACCTCTTCCCACAGCATCGAGCCGGCGAAGCCCGAGGTCGGGCCGGCGATGTTGGTGCCAATGGCGACATAGCCGCCGGGCGGGATGACGATGGAGCCGTTGATGTCGGCCGAGAACGAGAACGAGGTCGTCGCCGTGGGGGCCTGGCCGAGGACGCGGGCCCAGGCCGGGGTTCCGACCAGAGTACAGGCGCTGTCGAGTTTGGCCTGGAGGGTCGCGCCGGCGCCGACGACGGTGCCCTGGGGGGTAAGGGCCGTGGTGTGGGTGACGACGCCCGCCGCAGCATACCCAACGATCAGGCCGATGGTGGTGATCGTGGAGGGGGCGACAACGAAGGCCCCGGAAACATTCTGGAGCACGAGGTTCTTGGTGCTGGCCGCCGGGTTGGAGAGGCAAAGACCCACATAGGTGGTGGCGAGGCCCACGGTCGTGGTCACTGGGGTGGTGAGGACATTGGCCCCCATGCCCATGACGCCATGATAGGCCGGCTCATAAAGGGCGCCGTGGCGTTGGCCGACGAACATTTCCTGCTCGGCGCCGCCGAACACGTTTTGGAACGCCTTGGAATTGACGTTCTGCATCAGCAGAGCGAGCGGGGATTGGGGCATCGGTGAAGACCTCAGTTGGCGATGTAGAAGGTTGGAATGCAGGACAGGAGGAACTGCTGGGCGATGTCGCGGACGCGGGCCTGGTAGTAGGAAACCTCGAATTCGATGGTCTTCTTCTGGGCCAGGACATTGAGTTCGGTCTGCGTCCGCTTCTCATCGCGCCAGGAGCCCAGCGACATCAGGCCGAGCGCGAAACTGTCGTTCTCGAACTGCGCCATGACGTAGTCGAGGAGGTCCATGATGTTGTAGTTGCGAAGCCCATAGGTAGTGAGCTTCACCCGGTCCCGGGTCAGCTGGTAATGCGACTGGGTCGGGTCCAGATAAGGCACAGCCTGGAGCGGCCCGGTCTGCTCCGGGGGGATGTGCACCGAGCACCAGGGCGGATCGATATCCTCCGGGATCAGGTAGCTCGGATACATCGGGCATAGCGCGTTGAGCGAAAGCCAGACCGGCAGCGAGTTTGAGACCACGACATCCCGCGAAGCGAGTTGATCGACGGAATCGATCAGTTGCGTCGCCAGGGCCGGGTAAACCGCATCGCCCTCGTAGTGATAGACCTCGGCCTGGCGATACAGCATCGAGCGGCGGGAGAAAGCGAAGCGGAGGCCGTCGAACTCGCCGATGAACAGCGTGTTCGGCGCAATCGCATTCAGGGCCTCGACCTCAGTCTTGGAGGTGAAGACGACCCGATTGATGGAGAAGCCTTCGTTCTCGTCCTGGTTCTGGATCGTGCTGTAGTGCAGCGAGCCTTGGACCTGCTCCGTCGGCGCCGGGGTCAGGATCTTCTGTGCCGCGCTGAACGGGGTGGTGTTGAACGCCGTGGCGTTGAGCAGGGCCGAGGGACTGAGCAGGTCAGCCCGGACCCAGAAGGCCGACCCATCCAGGGGCAGCACCACCCGGACGTAACGGGTGAAGGTGATGACCTGGTTGAGCGAAAGCGTCGTCAGCCCGGCGGAGAGCACCGAGCCATATTGGTTTCGGGCTCCGGTGGCCTCGGTTGCGGTGACCATCTAGGCTGCTCCGCCGCCGGCTTGCGCCGCATCCCGAACCGCATCCATCCAGGCGCCGGAATCGATCCAGGCCTTGAAACTGGCTTCGTAGAGGCCGGTGTCGATGAAGGAGGGTCTCGGCCGATCAGACTTGCCGGCCTTGAACCTAGCGGAGCGGCGCTTGATCGAGGCCTCAGTGGGAACCCCGGGAACGCCCCAGGCCTCGATCTCGCCGGAACTGAGGAAGTCCTTGAACCGCTGCTCCACCTTCGCCAGCCCCGCAGCGAACGGATCGGTGTTGCTCATCGGGCCGCCCGCCAGGACCGTCTCCAGCGCCCCGGCGACGCCCTCGGCGAGGTCATTGGCGATGTCGGCCCGATGGGCGTTGACGAAGGCCTGCATGACCCCGTAGCGGGCTTCCAGGATCTCGGCGACATCTCCCGTGGTCGTGCCCTCAGGGTCGTTGTAGGGCTGTTCCACGACCCCGAGATGGAGGGTCAGGGTCAACTGATCCCCCAGCCGGTCCCAAGCTGCATCGCGAAGTTCAGATACTGCCGGCCCCAAGGGGTCTTCAGGTTCTGGAGATCGCCGAGCACCAGGTTTTTCAGGTTCTCGATGACCTGGATCGAGGTCGAGGTTCCCTGATCCCCGGTCGCCGACACCACCCCGGGGAAGAAGTCCAGGATATCCATCTTGTCCCGGAGATCGGCCCAATAGGTGGAGGGCGGGACGTCCTGCGCCCAGTTGACGAGGTTGTCACCGCCGAGGTTATAGACCGCCAGCATGTAGATCAGGCCGCCGGTGTCGTCCGAGGTCTGGATCTGGAGGTTGACCAGGGCCAGGGCGACGTCGAAGGCATAGCCGAGATAGACCGAATCATCCGCCAGGGCCGAGGTTGGCACGCCCATGGCGGAGCGCACCCAGGCCAGGAACCCGGCAAGCGTCGGGGTGTAGTTCACCTATGCGGCCTTGCGCGGCCGGCCGGGACCGCGGCGGCCCTCGGGATTTTCCCGCGCGACCCGGACCCGCTGGGGCGCCGTCTCGTCGCTGTCGGAGCGATCGGTGCGCACCTCAGTGATCTCCATCTCGACCTTCTTCAGTTCCCCCGGCATGCGGTTTTCCTGCATGTGGGTCTCCATGTTGTTGGAGACTGAGACGGCGGCGAGTTCGCGCATCTTGCGGCCGCGCTCATCGAGGACATCGATGTTGTGGGTCATCAACTGGGCCAGCCGGGCGGACGAAACCGGCTTGTCCCAGGAATAGCAGAGCCCTCGGAATTCCTTGGTGCGATCGATCTCGTTGACGTCGATCAGGCCATAGGGCTGATGTTGGTCGACGATGGCCTGGAGTTGGGCCGTCGAGAGGTCGCCCGAGATCTTTTCCTGACCGCCAGCAGCGATGTATTGTGTCCGCGGCAGGACGCCGCGACTGGGCCGTCCCCCGTCGTCATCCGGAACATAATACATGAAGGCGTGGCGCTGGGCCGTCGCGTTGGCGATGAACAGTTGAACCATGTCGGTCTCCGGTTTGGCGGCACGGCGCCGCCGGTTAAGTTTGGGTCTTACTGGTAAAGCATCGAGATCAGGCTGACCGCCTCAGGCCTGACGCCCCAACCCGGGGTTACCCGCAGTTCGGAGAGGACGTCGATGGCGCCGCCGGCCAGGGGGACCGGGATTTCGCGCGGCGCGGCCATGTCCGCCAGTTGCAGGGTGCAGGCTTCCAGGCCGGGGGCCAGCTTGGCGAACTCGTTGGTGTTCCAGTCGCCGCCGTCCGGCTTGGCCACTTCCGGCATGACGATGATGACCAGATCGGTGCCGTTGGCGCCCTGCCCGATCAGGGTATCATCATAGGCCCAGGTGATCTCGTCGTCGTTCCATTCGGCGACGTCCTTGACCACCCCGGCGGTTGAGGTGACGCCGGCGCCGACGCGCTGGAACTGGACCAGCTGCACCACGGAATATTCGAAGGTGCCGAGCACGCGTTGCGGGCCCAGGATCGTGAATTTCCGGCCGATGCCGAGTTGGTTGGTCCGGGTCTTGATGCCCTGGATCTGGCTGTTCAGGAAGAACGCCATATAGCCGTTATCATAGGTGACCACGGACGTATTGCCGTTCGGGTCCGCCGGCAGGTTCAGGCTCGTCGCCCCCGCGGTGTTGGCCAGGCCCTCGCCGTTCGCCGGGTTCATCCCGTAGAGCAGCGAGGAGCGGGCCAGTTGGAAATGGCCCTGGCGCATGCCGAGACGATTAGCCTCGACGATGCTGACACCCCAGTTGCCGGCGGCGGCGGTGTCGTGGTGGTCGTATTCGGCCCGGACCCGTTGCAGATAGGTCGGGGTCGAGATCTGGCTCATGGTGATGTCGACGCTCGGCAGCATGTTGTAGGCCGCCGTGCCGGACGCCATGCGGGTGCGGATATCCGCCCGCTTGATGTAGGCGTAGAGATCGCCGTCGCCGAGCCGGACCAGGGGTTCCCCGGTGGGCAGGAGATCGAAAGCGCCGGAGGCCTGCGAATAGGGCAGCAGGATCTCGGGCATGATGAAGGACGGATTGACCGTCACGAACGCATTGGCGTTGAAGGGCATGGTGTTGTGCTCTCAGATCTGGGTTTAGGCGCTGAACGAGGCGAGCAGGATCAGGGCCGTGTTCCCGCTCCGGTTCCATGTCGCAAAGCCGGTCGTGGCGTTGTAGGAGACCGTCATGGAGTTGCCGATGTTGAAGTCGAGCACCTTGACCGGCAGGGCGCCGCCGCCGGCCGCGACCGTGCCGCCGCTGCTATAGGTGCCGGGGCTGGAGGCGGAGGGCTGGTAGACGACAATGGTGGTCGAGGTCACGGAGACCACGACGAAATTGCCGTTGTAGCCGGCGCCGGTGCCCCCGGTGGAAACCACGCCGGAGACGTCGATCACGGATCCGGCCGCCAGGACCGCCGAGAGATCGGTTCCGACCGCGAAGGTGGTTTCGCCGCCGGCGGTGGAAGCCCAGGTCGCCCCGGTGATGGTCGCGGCGCTATAGGCCGGGGTGTAGGGGACCAGTTCCTGGTTCACGAAGTCCCAGGAGACGCGCTGATTGACTGGCGAGCCTTGCAGCGAGGTTAGGCCGGCGGCGCAGGGCACCGGGATGCGGATGCCGGAACCGAGGCGGTAGAAGTTGACCTGCATCCCGGTCCCGGCGAGGGGAACCGGCGACTGCGGGCTGGTGACCATGCCGTGGGCTTGGTTGAACACCGAAAACCCGGTCAATTGCCCGGCGGTCCCGGTGTTGCCGATCGAGGTGGCCCGGGTCAGGACCGACCCGAGGGTCTTGTGCGGGGCGCCCGTGGCGCCGTCGACGTTTTCGCAGATGCCGAGGCCGCCCCACATCGGGACCGTTTCGCTCGAGGAGACGGTGCCGCCGGCGAGATTGAAGCGGGCCGCCGGATCATCCAGGGCCATGCCCTGGATATAGCCGCTGGCTTCCGCATTGAACGAACCAGCCGCATTGGTTTGCAGCTGGGGATTGAACGAGATTTGAGCGCTCATGAATGATTGCCTTCCGGGCTAGAAGAGAGGTGCGAGCCCGGAAGGCCGGACCCGCGGAGATGATTACTGAAGCGGCTTGCGGGCCTCGATCGACTTGACCCGGGCCGAAGGCCGCTTCATGCCGCCGATGAAGGTGCCGTTGCCGACGAACTCGATGATGCGGGTGCCGGTGAGTTCGTTGGTCTTGTAGACCGGACGCAGCATCCCCGGACCCAGGTCGGAGGGACGGCGAGCGGCGGCCATGGCGTCGGAATAGACGTCGGACTTGGCGATCTGCAGGACGCTGTCTTGCAGGGCGTAGATGTCGGCGTCTTTCCAGCGGGCGCTGTGGCGCTTCAGGTCGTTGATCACCCGCTTCTCGTAGCCGGCCACGGTTTCGCCGTTCAGGGGCCGAGGGGCGCTGTCACCAAAGGCCTGATAGGTCCGATCGGCCTTGGCCTGGGCGTCAGCCAGGGCGGCATAGTCCTGATCGGAGATCTGCTTCGGCAACTGGCTCTGGAGATCGGCGATCATCTGGCGCACCGAAGCCGCATCGGCCTTGGCTTCCTCGGCTTCCTTCTTGGCCTCCTCGGCGTCGGCCTTCGCGCGCTGGATGTCTTCCTCGTTGTCCTTGCGGGCGTCGGCGGCGACGCGTTCCGGCTTGTCCTTGTCTTCCGGCTCGCCATCGTCCTTTTTCGAGGCGTCCTTGGCGGCCTTTTCCGCTTCGGCGTCACGACGCGCCTTGTCGGCCTCCATGGCGTCCATGCGGGCGCAGAGGCCATCAAGCGCGGAAAGCACCTTGTCGAGCTTTTCGCCCTCGGCGTCCATGCGAGCCTTGTCGGCCGCCTTACGTTCTTCCTCGGTCATGCCCGGGATCTCCGTCACAGTGGTTCTGGGTTGGCGCGCGCTCGGTGTCAGCTCCCAATCGACCGGCGCGCGCGGCGAGGGATGGCTCGGAAACGGGTCTAGTGCGTGGCGACGAGGTTGCTGGCGCGGATGCTCAGCAGGGTCACGGTCCTGGCGAGGCGATCGAGTTTCGCTGCGTCGAGGCCCTTGGGTTGGGCGGGAACAGCAGTCACGGCGTCGGCCGCCGCGATCTCGGCGCCGGTCTGGTCCACCCCAGTCAGGGGTCCGCCCTTGTCCCAGACGCCGGCGCCGCCCTCCCCGTCGTCGTCCACGGGCAGAATCGCGATGTGGTCCAGCAGCGCCGGATCGTTCTCGACCAGGATCTTGCGGCCCTGGTCATCGACAAAGCGCTGACCAGCCTTTTCCCGGCCCCAGGCGACACACGGCGACGTCGAGGCCTCGCGGGACAGCAGCAGCGAATTGGCGTGGTTGTCGTAGATCTTAGCTACGGCCCAGACCTCGCCGAGGTCCATCCGGAGATAGGGCAGGAACACGGTTCCGACGATGCGGTCCTTGAAGTCCTTGGAATTCATCACCGGCCGGTTCGGATGCTCCAGGATCACCGGTAGGCCATTGCAGCGGGCCAGGAACTCGTCATTCAGATAGTCGGCGGGATCGCGAACCACGAACTCGTCGACGCTGGGCCGGTAGCTGACCCCCGTCCCCGTGATCCGGATCGCCCACAACATCATGTTCTTGTAGGGCTGCGGACTGGTCAGATCGCCCTGAGCAATCATGCGGGCGACATCGAGCTCGTTGGCGTTCAGTCTTGCGATGGCCACCCGGGCTCCGGGATGCAGCGGCTCCGGGGGCTGACCCAGCGAGGCCCAGGCCCAGCCGGTGTGTTCTTCACACAGGGTCGGGATGAACGGCTCCTTGACCCTGCAGAGGAAGGTCTCGAAATCGACCCTCAGCCCAGGAACCACCACGGAATCGGTCGCCGGCAATTCAGCCGACGCCGGCGCCAACTCCTCCACTGGGGCGGGGCTGGCGCCGGCCGCTATCGTAGCGTCCGTGCCCGCTCCGATCTCTGCATTGGCGATCTGGCGGGTATGGGGCGTGATCTGGTCGGGATCGACCGTGATTCCGGTCTCTTCCAGGGTTTCCCGGATCGCCGCCGCCGCCGAGGTCTCTCCGTCTTCGATCTTGCCGCCAGGCCATGCCCATTGACGCGGATTGGAACTGCCATCGCCGCGCTTCAGAAACAGCGCCCGACCATCGGGGCAGACGAACATGATCCCAGCGGCTCGGATGGGGGCCTGAGTGGATGCCGCGACAGGCTCGCCCGGGGAGGCGTCACCGCGGGCTTTCGAATAGGCGATGGCCGCCGCTTGCTTGACCGGGTGCCCCGCCTTCACCTCAGTCGCGATATTCCGCGAAATCACAGCCTGTGAGGAACCGGATTCAAGCGGCATCTCGGCTCCTTTCGTTGCGATATCACGCGATATCGGATAATATCGCGTCATGACCAAGATGACGCCGGTTCTAATCCGTATCGAAGCCGAGCTACTGGCCCGGATCGATGAGTTGCGCGGAGAAATTCCCCGTGTGGCCTATATCCGTAACCGGCTGGCGGAGTTGGTCGAGGGCGACCGTCTGCCTCAGACCGCGGCAGCCATTCGAAAGCCGCCCGCCAAGATCACCGCGCGCGCCCCTGAGGCTAAGCGCGAGGGCCTATCCATCCCAACAGGGCCTCAACCGATTCCCCCAGGTTCCCGCCTCAAGCCCGGAAAGGGAAAGAAATGAATGCCGTATGCCTTCCAGGCCCAATGTGCGGCCCCGGCCAAACTGGAGTTGTGCGTCTTATTTCTCAAGCCCCGCGATCGCCGGCTGAATGCTTCAATATGGGCGGCTCAAACTGGATCGGTCACATGCGCGCGCCCGTCATCCAAACGGGCGACTTCATTCTTCCGGACGAAACCGAAGCCTACGCAATCTGCGCCTGGATCAATGAGTGCGGCCACGTCTGGAAAATCAGCTGGGACCACAAGCCCTTCACGGCCGCCGAACTTGAGGGGCCGAAGGAATCGAAATGATCACCGCTCTCGCCGCCGCCCTTCTGATCACCCAAGCCACAAAGCCCGGTGCTGCGTTGAGGTGCACCGATCCTCAGCATAGCGCGCCATATCGGGTGGCGGCTGAGTGGGGACAACCGAACAGTTTTGGCGCTCTTGGATCGTCGCCGGATTTAGTGGCGCAGGTTCTTCCCGGCTGGGTCTTCGTCCGCCGCGCCGACGCTGCATGCGTTGAGGTTCCCGATCTAAGCCATCGCCGCGATCTTGGCCCTCGCCTCCGATAGGGCAGCCTTCCCCTTGACCGTCACGCATCCCTCAGGAACGTCCCTGAGATTGTAGATCCAGGTCGCAAAGCACCTGCAGAACGGCTCCTGGCCGACTGCGGTGATGCTTTCGTAATAGCCGTCCGGCCCGACCTTCACGAGGCCTTGCTCCTGAGCCCAGTTGCCGCGGAGCATGTAGAAATGGCCGTCGCGCTCCTTGTGGTCGATGCGGTAGTTATAGCCCGGCTGGCGCCAGTGAGAACGCCAGACCAAGCCCAAGGCGCCGCCACCCCGCGCGATGGTCTCGTTCAGCGATGCGACCAGCTTATGGGACTGGTCGATCAGGACTCTACGTTCCTCGAACGGCAGGCTGCGCAGCGCCTTTCCGATCCGGGCCTTTTCCTCGCGCCTGTCCACGGTCTCGGAGCCGCCGGCCGGGATCGAAGTCCCCCAGCCTGAGAACCGCTGCACCGTCTTCTCAATGGCTTCCCGGCGGTTCAGCTTGATCAGCTGGGCGTTGGCCAGGATGCGCCGGTTCAGTTCGGCCCGCAGTTCCGGCTTCAGCCTCTCGACAGTGAAGCGGGAGACCCCGGGATGGTGCTTATAGATCGCGCCGTCTTCGATCAGGCGCTTGTAGCTCGCCGCCAGGGCCTCCCGCAGCAACCGCTCCATCTCCTGGAGGGGGAGCAACGAGGTCTCGGCCGCCTCGCGGAGCCGGCGTTCCCAATAGGCCAGGCGCTCGGCGCTGTCGTAGCCGTTGGCGCTGAGGTCCGCCACGGCCTCGGTCAAGACCTCCTGGTAGGACGGCTTACGGGCCATGGCGCAGCGCGATCACGATCCGGTGGGCGCGCATGAAGGCGTCGAGGCAGGCCTCAAAGTGAGTCACAGCCTTGAGCCTCGCCTCCTCGGCCCGCCGGAACTCTCCGAACTGACAGGCGACCTGGAATTCCCGCTGGGCCAGCACAGCCTCTTCGGAGTGCTGGGCCGCAGCGTTGAGGTGGGCCTGAATATCGGCTTCAGCGGCCATGGCGTGGCAGCTTCAGGACGGCGCTGTCTCGCGAGGAGAACGGCTCCGGGGCTTCAGGTTCTTTTGGGGCCTGCATCTGAGGCGGAACATAGTCCCGAAGCGCCTCATAATCCAGAAGCAGAGGCGACGAGAACAGGATCTTCTTGGCGTTCAGGTTGTCGGCGAACCACTGGACCAAGGTAGCCTTGTTGTCCGGATCCAGCATTGGCTCCAGGACTTCGACAGCCGCGATCAAGGCCTTGAGGGATACATCCTCGGCGTCGGTTTCCGATTCCGGATCGTCCAGCAGCGATGGCCACTTCGACGAGAAGCTGTTCACCCAGTCATAGAAGGCGGTGTTGTAGTCGACGCCGGCGTAGTCCGGGTATTCCTTCTGAATCGTGGCGTAGAATTCCGGGTTCCAGGCCCGGTGGCGGACGATCTTCTCGAAATAGTCGTAGAGCGGGTCCATCCAGATCCGGATTCGGTCCACGAACTGGGCGACGTGTTTCGCGTCCTCGGTCCCCTCCCCGAACCCCTCGGCGAAGGTCTCGGCGAGCAGGATCTTGGCCGGGGTCGAGGCGGCGGAGGCGATGTTCTCCAGGATGTTCTTGCGCGCCATGCCATAGGCGCCATCCAGGTTCTGAAGGTTGAGGACCTCGATATCCTCCTCGGTCGAGATCGAGATCACATTCCCGGTCTGGGCTTCTTTGACGATCTCGCGCTTCTGGCCCATGGCGCCGGCGGCCAGTCTGGAGATCGCCGAGGAGGGTTGCTTGATCTTGGCGACCAGAACCCCGGCCTTGAGGGAGATCAGGTCGTCGGTGACTAAGGTGTTGATGTAGGATTTCAGCTGGAACAGCGCCCGCTGATAGACGCTTCGGCCGACATAGCCGAAGGCCGAGGTGGTGTATTCGATATAGAGCGGGTCTTCGTTGAGCAGGCTCACCGTCCTGGACCGATGATAGCGCTTGCCCTGGACTGAGATGCCCTGGACCTTCTGGAAATCGATGTTGTTCGGATTCTGGTCCAGGACCAGGGAGCCCGAGGTGTTCAGAGGGTCGAAGACGTTGAAGCCGATCTTGGCCTTATAGAGTTCGGCGTAGTCGATCTCGGCGTCCGTGGCCTTACCGTCAACCAGCATGGCGATCGAGGCGACGCCGTAGATCCGAGCCAGACGGGCGCAGTTGAAGATATGCTTGTCCGCCCCGATCGCGGCCCATTCCGCGTCATAGGCTTCCTTCAGGCGCTCCTCGGGGCCCTTGGGAATGGCGATGATCTTTTCCTGGCTCTGGGCCATGGCGATCGGGAAGTCGGCGATCTTTGCGCCCAGCGGATGGGCGCTGTAGATGGTCTTGCAGACTTGGTAGCTCGGCATGTCGCCGGGCTGGATGTCGGCGCAGGTCAGAAGCTCGGATAGGGCGTTCCCGAGCGTCGCTCCGCCGAGGTTTATTTCGGCCATCTCAGACCTTCACCAGCCATGGCGTGACGTCATCCTCGACTCGCGCCGCCTGAACTGGCCAGAACAAGACCTGCAGCGAGGCGCCGGAGAGAAGGCTGCGACGTCGAGACATCAGAACCCTCCCGCATTGCCGAGTGAAAGCGCTACGCCGTAGCACCATGAATCGAAGAGGTCGTCGGCCCGCTTCGCCGCGTCCTTGTCACCGACGCGGAAGCCGGTGACTTGGCTGATCAAGTGGTTTCGAGTGACGCCCTTAAAGGTCGATACCTTGTGATAGGCCTCAGAGCTGATCTTGACCTCGCCGCGGTAGACATAACCGCTGACGCTGATCGCCCGCTCGTCTTTGCCCATGGCCGTGAGTCTGGACTCAATCGGATGGGCCAGAAGGTTTCTGTTCGCCGCCTGCTGGAGCAGTATCTCGCCGCTGTTCTTGTTCTCGATATGAACCCCGAGCGATCCCGCTCGAGCCGAGCAACGGCGCGCCCATCCTTCGAGATTTTCAATGACCCCCGGGAGCCATACCTCGAGCATGGCCCCTTCGATTTGAACCAGGTCCCAATCCAGGAGAATCAGGATCGGCGTCCCGCCAACTCCGCCATGTTGAGCAAAGGCCCAATACGTCAGGCCAGTCCCATCATTGGCCGATCCGGTCTTGGTCGCCGTGTCCGCAACGGCGAAGACGGCATCACATCGAACCGGGATCTCGACCGGGCGCCCTTCCCGATCCAGCATCCTGGACAACTCGAAGAAGGCCACCCCAGACCAGTCGACGAACTCGGCGGCATACTCCTGGGCGAACACCAGGGGGTGCTCCCTGGCCCGAAGATCGTCGAAGACAGCCTGTTGGCGGATCTTCCAATCCGCATCGGTCTCCTTGCGGCGTCGCGCCGGGATCAGTGGATTCGCCCAACTTGGCGCGTGGAACTCTATGAAACCGTGCTCTGGCTGATTGCATAGACGCCAGAGGAAATTGTCAGTGTCGACGCCATTGGTGTTCGAGATCACCAGGGCTTCGCCGTCGAGATCTAGGAGGGTCGGCTTGATCGACCGCTCCCAAATCTCCATCATGTTCGGATTGGTGAAGGCCGCCTCATCGATAACGACCCGCTTGTATTTCCGCGACCGGCCGGCGCGTTCATTTTCCAGAGACCAGAAATCGACCCGGCCATCCGTAAGCGCACGGATCACCCCATCCGTCTTGTTCGATGTGACCTTGATCGGGTCAAGGAGATCGAAAATCTCCTGCCGGACCTCGGCTAGGGTCTTGTAATCCGGGGCGAACCAGCCAGTGGGTTCCCCGTCCAAGACGCCTTCACAAATCCATGTCTCGCCAAGGGTCGACTTGCCCCAGCGCCGGCCGCAACGCCCGACTTTGAACCGCCCTCCGGCGTTCTTGGCCCAATCCCCTCCCCTGGCGTCCTCAGAGAGGTGATAGGCTCGGAGCTGATCGGCATGCGGAACCGGAAGGTGAACATCAATCGACGGCATCTGGCTTCGGGGGCAACCCGCCATGTCGATTGATGACTACGCCGGCTGGGTCATCTTTGGGCGCTTCTGGCGGTTTGTCGCGCCACTCATCCTGGCGCCTATTCTTCAGCCAGAAGATCGCCGCCGCCGTGTCGGGCGGGTAGTGCTCGACGATCGGAACCTCGTGGATCTCTCCGCCGGCCACGATGATCTTTACGGCGTCATGGGAGTAGCCGAGGGCTCGGCGATAGAGGGATTGCTCGACCCGATCATCGGCCGGACCCTTGCCGAGTTTTAAGGACTCGCAAAAATCTGAGTGGCTGTGCTTCCAGCGATGGATCGTCGCTTCATCGACTTCGAAGAAATCGGCGACTTCGCGGTCTGTGGCGCCGAGGGCCGCCAGCTTTCTAGCTTGGTCAACGAACTTCTGTTCGAACTTCGTCGGGCGGCCCCGTGCGCGCTTTTCGTCGGGCATTTACGCCCTCGCTTTCGGCGGAGCCTCCGTGCCGATATCCGAGATATTGGGGATATCTGCGATATCGCCTGACATCGGATGATATCGCCCTATATCGCCGTGACGCGGCGGGTGAACGACGAGGCGTCGGCGCGCTTTTCAGCGGCCTTGAGTCCGGCGATCTCGCTCTGGGCCTCATCCTTCGTGGCGAAGCGCGCGCTGGACTTGGCCCAGGTTCCGAAGCGCTTGCCGACGAAGGGTTCGATGCAGAACATGGTCAGGAGGCCGCCGGCGGGTTCAGGGTGGCGTTGATCGAGGCCACGGCGTCGCTGATCTGGGTCGTGGCGGCGGAGATGGTCGCCACATCGGCGCCAATCGCGGCGTCCTCAGCAGCAGCGCCTGCGGCCTTCGCGGCGTCCAAGGCCGCGGGGAGGGCCGAGGCGACGGAGGCCAGCGCGGCCCCTGCGGTTTGCAGCGCTGCGGCGGCTTGGGCGAGG